CATACAGACAAAATGTTCTTGTAAAGAGTTAGAGGCGAACCTTGTACACTCACAAGCCCGTAAGCGGTGCCGAGAGCGGGGCCTGAAGCGTTTACCAATCCCGCAGGAGCAACGTAAAACTGGTACTGGTTAGCCCAATTGATTCCCGTCACAGCAAAATTACCAACGCTACCCCATGATGAAGTGCCAATGTGTAAAACGTCTCCCGGAACAGTGCTGTTGTAGTCCAAGAAAGAAACGTTAGTGGCCACACAAGTTTCACGTACGACAAGCGGATTAACAACCCACACTGTATTGAGAGCCGAATTGACTCGAACTACTTGGAACCAACCGGAATTTGAAGACTTTACAGTTCCGGTCACGTACATGTAATCGCCCTCTTTCACACTGGCAATTCCTGTTACGGTACCAGAAAACACATAAGCGGCAAATCTGCCGTGGTTTTCAATATTTACAGTAAGACCAGTAGAAGCAGCGCTGGCAATGCCTCCCGACCACTTCCAAGCCGAGGTGTCGAGGGTAATGGTGCCGCCTGAAGTAATAGTCGCTGTGGTCGTGGAGGTTATAATATTTTTGGGCTGTGTGGTCGAGTTTTGCAGTTTTACCCAGCCGCCCGCAGTTAGACCGTTCGATGAGGCATTCGTAATGGAAATGGCACCGTAAGTAATTCCAGAGAAAGAAGTTCCGATTGCGACATCGGAAGCCGAATTGGCCGAACCTGCGTCCACTACCACGCTTCCGCTTCCTCCCATTGTCAGAGAAGATACCTGAACATTGTTGCGATTTGCAACTACTTCAGCGGAGTTAAACAGCCCCGAAACTGCTTGCGAACGGAAGTAGTCAGCCACGTTCTTTGCGGTAGAAGGAACAAGGCGCACGTCTTCGTCAATCCAATCGCTGCCAGTCGCCAACCCGGCAGATGGAGAATCTTTAAATACCATCGCGCCAGTACCAGAGTCGTAGGACTGAACCCAGTTTAACCCATCGCTAAGCGAGTACGCAAGGGTTGCGCCACCAAGACCGTTCGGGGGAGCTTCGTATGAAGCCCAAGTGATATTGCCCGGAGTGACCTCGTATCCGGTCACAGGAGTATTGACGGTAGCGTTTACAGCAGCTACAATCGTTGAGGTCGCATTTGCCGCTAGCGGGAAAGCAGACAGTGTACCTTGGGACCAAATAAGAGTGCCTCCGACGCCCGGAAGCGGAAGCTGGAAAGTCAAGTTGCTGTTTGTGAGGGTTTTAGTTTTTCCGCCAATCGTAGTCGAACCGATACCGAACCTGAAAACGTCACCAACTGTCGCAGAAGTTCCTGACAAAGTCACTTCTCCAGCATTATCCTTGGAAATGGTGGCAGTGCCAGCGAAGGTGGACGTAAGAGGTAGAGTATCGACAAACGAAATAGTGGTGGCAGTACGAGCAGAGATACCACGTGAACCAGTAGGGAAATTGCCGTCAGTTGACTGTATCCAGAACCAGTCACCCACCTGAAGACCGTGGTCAGTAATTCCAGAAGGAAGAGTCGGAGTAAAAACGCTGTAACCGTAAGTCGAACTTGCCGCAGTAGCAGAGCCGCCGCCCGTTAGCGCATCACCTACACTGAAAGTTCCAGTGGGAGAAGTGACAGTAATAAATCCCGAAGCGGCAGGAGAGCCACCCGCATTGCTGTCTGACACGACGGTTGCGCTTCCACCAGAAGTCGAAGAAACAGCACCAGTAAACGCAGCCGACCCACGAGAAGTGTAGTTAATACGAATTGTACGTGAACCGGAAGTAACCGGAAGGTTAAATACAAAAAGCCAAGTATAAAGACTATTCGCGTCAGGCCCGGAAACAGGCCTAAACCCAACGTAAGACGAACTGCGGGTTGTCAGTGACCTCGCCGCGCCAGAAGCGAGAGTAATAGACACGTAAGGGGCCCCGGCCGAACGAGAAAAACTTGAAACTGTAGCTTCCTGAGAAGCAGTAGTCGGGTAAACGTACTCGAGTCGAGTGCCGTTGCCGTCAGCACCGTGACGATAGTAGCGCCACAAAATGCCCTCAGCAAGTACACGAGCCTTCATGTGTACAGCAAAGTCCGCCCAGTCAAACGAGGTCCCAAAGGCAGTAGCCAATGATGCTCCACCATTATCGGCGTCAAGGAAAATGTTACTCGACCCATAAGTAGTAGTCGAAGGTGCCACTTTACGATAAGTATTAAATACAAAACGCTTAGATACCTCATCGCTATCTACGACGATTCCAATTGAATCTCGTGCTGTTAGCTGGTAAGGGGAAGCAACAAAATATCTGTCGCTGTCGTACCAAGTCTTAACAGCCGGCACGCGAACGGTTATTAGGCCAGTGCCAGACACAGTCAAAAGCGTAGAAACGTGGCCGGTATTAGCCCCAATTAGGACTCCAGTCGAAGCCGACGCCGTAAGTGAATTGGCTGGGTCAAGACCAACTACAATTCCGCCAGAACTAGGCGCCGCACCAGAAACGGGAGTAAGGAATAGGTTACTGTTGCTATTTGTTTCGTACCAATAAAAGCTAGGTGTGCCAATCTGAGAAGCCGAAGACGCTGAAGCGAAATGGCTAGCGCTAGACACAGTAGAAGCAAGTCCCCAAAGGGCCAGCCCGGCAGGGTTACCAGCCACAATAGCCAAAGAGCCTACCTGCGAACTAGTAACCAGCCTACACTTGGAGCCAACAGCTTGGGCGAAGGCTCCGTGAAGATTGTCGGCCGAACCCATATTGTTAATGAAAGTTGCCATTGAAGATGGCGTGTAAGTAGCATTCGCTACAATCAATCGTTGGGGCTCGACCGTGGAACGAACCACGAATAATCCGGCTGTAGCTAAAGTGAATCCAGTCGGAACAGCCGCCATTTCAAAAGAAACGGTGTCGATTGTTGCTGAGTGAATCCTGAAAAGGCCCTGTTGGGCCGTAGGCGCAGATGAATCAGTAACAATTAACCAGTCCCCAGCTTGTACGTTGACAAAAGCGCCAGTCACCGTATAAGTAGCCAGATAGTTCGTTATTGCAAGGCCAGTGATTGTAGAGTTAGACGCAGCAATGGTCGAACCAGCCGCAACCCCAACCGAAATCAGACTAGTAATGCCGTCAACGGCAATCCAAACTTCGGCGCCCGTAATAGCGTTACGAGTTGTAGAGCTTGCGGGAACAATTGTTGTTGCGAACGAAGGAGTAGCCACGAAACCGCGAGTCGAAATGGTTCCGGCTGCTAGCTTGTCTCCGGCGACAAGAGGGGACACAAGCTTCACGCTTGCGGTGTTGCGATTAAAGTAGTATTGCAAGTCCGAGCCAGTAGCGCTAAGTGTAGCGAAAATACCTGACACTGTACCCGAAACGACACTTAGACTAGCTAGAGAGGAGCGACCACGATTGCTTGTTAGAACAAGGGTCGAGCCCGTAACCGTGGCAGTAACACCCGGGACTTTCTTGTTAAATACAGTCGCCCACGCCGCCAGTGAGTTTCCAGCCGAGACAGACACGTAGCCTGTGCCAATAAAATCAATGTCATTAAATGTAACTGATACAGGCACACCATCAACCACAAGTCCAAGCGTGGCTCCGCTTGAAATGCTTGACCACAAAGTTTTCGAGACGGTTACTATTGAAGCTGTCGCGCCGTCTTTATTAAGTAGAACGTCGTTTTTGTATAGCCAAATTGTTTGAGAAACAGCAGTCGAAAAACCAAGGCTTACATTGGCGTCAGTACCGGCTGGGCTCACTACCTGTAAAGCCTCTGGCGAGTCGGCCTTCGCAAAAATGCTTACCGTGGCACCCAAGTTAGAAACTCGCGCACCCCACAAGAGCGAAGAGTTTCCGTTAATGGAAGCTGCTACTTCTTCCGCTGAAGCATTACCGATAGAGCGGAATGAATCTTTCGAGAAGGAGTGTGTGGTGGCAACGCCACCGACAACTACTGCTAGTTGGTTTCCGTCAGTTAGCTCAAAAGGAGAGCTAATCGTTGTTGTGACTTGAGCCTTTTGAACTGGTCTGTTAAGTAAATCGAAAAACTGCTCGCCGCCTACGGCGCTTTCGACAAGAGTTTCGGTCGCAATTCCTTCCCACGTTTCTTCGTATCCGGTTCCGTCGTCGATGTAAAGGGTTGACGGTTCGCCAGCCGGGTGATACATTGAGGCAGAAAGAATTCGCTTATTGTCAGAAGATACAGCGCCCGTTACATTAAATGTAATTGCGGTATCGGTGCCCTTAGCCCTTGAGGCACGAGCTAAACGGATACGGTCCCTATAGTGGTCTTCGGTTTCGACCTCAAGACCCGTCGAAAACTTAGTAGGGTTAGTTACAGTCGCGCCGCTAAATGGTACCGAAACGAATTCGCGAATCGCGCCTGAAGGTACGTTCCCGATAGTTCCAATGGAACGGCACGCGACAGGAACGCCTGTAATTAAATTCTCTCCATCAGGAAGAGTGGCTGAAAACTGGGTCGCAAACTGTACGCTGGTGGTGGAATTTCCTACTGAAGTACGAACAACAGTCGAAGCGGGTACAAGGCGGGTCCCGCCTTGAGCGACAATAACGCCTTCTCCAAGAGCGTGGAAACGTGAAGTCGGTGTTGAAAGATTAAGCGTCCAGTACGGGCCAGCGTTTGTTTTAGACGTTACAGTAAGAGGCCCCTCGTAGTTACTGGTTCCGCGACCCAAATAGACACTAAATGTGCCAGAAGGGAAAGCGCTAGCGTCATCTACGGCAATTACGGTTGAGCCCGAAACAGGAGCAAGCAGGCCCCTGTAAATAACAGATGCAATTTTAGTAAAACTTGAGTCACCAATAGAAACGGTGCCAGTGGCAGAAGTAGCTCCAAGCATTGGCACATTCTCGTCGGCACCAATGTCAAGCAGTTTCTGGCCCGTAGCAAAACGCAATGCAATATCGCGCAGCGCGTTAAACCTGTCTTGTGTGTTTCGAAGGTCCGACTGTGCAGCCGCCTCGAAAAGAGACAGTAGCGGGTCACCCGCTGGCATGGAAGGAAGCCCAAGGCGGCTCAGGTAAGCTGCCGTAATTTGTCCGAGAATCTGAGGGTAGCTGCGTGGAGTTAGTGCCATGGGTATCCGTCCCAAACAGGGAGAAGTCCTGCTATGGATACCACCCAGATTACCGCATTAAATCACAATGCCGACTTGAATTGGTACATACTGGCTCACCCCTGAAATACCTACCGTCATTCGGGCCACTACACTATTTGCGTTCTTCGCGATTGACACGTTACTAATTCCGGTAAAGGAAGGGTCCCCCTTGAAAAAGTCTTGGAATCTAGCTAATATATCCTGAGCAGAAATGTCAGCTGAACTCACACCGGGCTTTAACCCAATGCCGTAGTCGGGGTGTCTAGCGAGAGTACCCTTTCGTGTAGCAAGAGCTAAGCGGATTTTTTGTGTAATGTTGGTCATGCCCGTTGCGAGACGAGTTGACCCGTCTGGAGCAATTACAATATCATTGTAGTCGTTCAGAAGAAGCGAAACACCACCAACCTTAATGATTGGGTCGAATTCATCTAGACCGGGAATAGATTTTGTTTTCCAGTCTTCTTCGGCAGGGTCGGTATCGCTTGGAATGTAAATTTGTTGAAGCGAGTTGACTGTGTTTGGAAGAAACGCTTGGATGTAAGCACCCGAAACTACAGCGAATTTACTCAAGTCTTCATCGCCATCTAAAGTGACGATTGTCTGAGTAGTTCCCACCGACAAATCTACGATTCTGCGCTGCTCACGAGACTGGCCGGCACTCACGAGCCACACCCTTTGCCCGATGAAAAGGTTAGAAGAATTGCTTACCAGTACGGTTCTACCAATGCCATTAACTAGGAATGGCAATTTAAATCCTACTTCATCGACGTAAGGAGACTCAAGACCATTAAGTGAGGCGATTTCTAGCCAGCGGTCTGGAGTGCCAAGGTACCTCGTGCTAAGTTGCTCAAGAGTGACTCCGTACGGCATTGGTACAGCGAACTTGCTGCGTGGAACGGTAAACGCAATGCCAGACCCGGCCGCCAAACCAGCCATGTAATCCATACTTGTCGTTTGGTTGTAATCCACGTTGTACGAGCAAGCCATATAGTCGAACTGCTGGGCAATTTCCGATAGATTAAAAATAGCTGACCACTCATCGTCCGTAGGAATTCGAGTGGTTGTGGACACAGCCCTTCCGTACGTGCTATTATAAGTTGAGTCACCAGCACCCACAATATCGCAAATGTCAGCGAGCGTAGAAATAATTGCTGCACGACGTTCCTCAAAATCAGCCCTCTGGAATGCTCGGACTCGTTGCCTTTCGGCCTCAATCTTAGACCTTGTGCTAGACCTTAGATTTAGAGCCCCAAGCTTGATTGTCGAAAAGAAATCGTAATACGGCCCCGGGTTCTTGAGGGCGTTATTGGCAGGACTGCCGCGTGGACGCGGATTATTAGTGTTGCCGGAAACGGTTTGGTCCTTACTTGACATTACAGACCATGACGCAAAGTCACTATTAAGTTGCGCAACAGCACTTGACGTTGTCTGGCCAAACTGAGAAGGCAGTCCAGATAGTTGACGAACCCCAGCGGCTGTACCAGCAGCTTCTAAGATAGGCTCTTCGAGGTCGCGAATAATACTTGCAGGAAGGTCAGCGGCAGTCCAAGCGATACCAAGAGCATCCTTGACGAAAACTGCCAGTTCGCGTACAGGTGTATAAACTACATTTTGAATATCCGCCCTCATGCCCTCAAGAGTTCCTCTTACGGCTTCTAGGGCACGTTGGCTCTGCTCGATTGTATTATTAATTATTGCAAGGCGGTTTGGGTCGCGAGACTGAATTACCGGATTATCGACAAAGGCCCCGGGTGAGCCATCCTGAATCACAATACGACGCCAAGCTTTTAGAGACAAGCTGTAGCGGTATTCTAGTGGTGAATTGGCCGAGCGACTACGGTCAAAAGAAACCGGAGTCACCAAGTAAACCTCACCGTCTTTCCAAGAGGCAAAAGCTAAGCGTAGGTTGGGCTCGCCTACCTTTTTACGCTGGGCGTAGGCTTCAAGAAAGCGCTGGAGAAGTTGAATTTGAGCAAAGCCAGTTGATTCCAAGAGAGTATAGGCACCCTTTGACTCTGCCATTTCTGTCTTGGAATTGACGTTGACGGGTGCGCTTAGCTGTCCGAGCAGGTTGAAGGCTGTGGCGGCAGCGTTAGAAATTTGACGCCCCGCCGAAACCGTACCGGCCAAAATGGAAGCCGCTGAACTATCAAAAGAATTTGGAGTTGCGACACTGCCTCGAAGGGGTAGAACCCCCGTAGAGCCAGACAAACTAATCGTCCTCATCGGAACGCCATTGTGCTCTTCTAGAATAGAGCCGCCAGTGACTGCCATATTAATGGCAAACGGCATCGACACCGTCATTGACTCGGGTGGAATAGGAAGAGTAAATCTGGCCAGAATCGAATCGGACGAATACTTTCCAGTTTGGTCGCTCTTAAGCAAGAGAAGCTGGTAAGGAAATAGTTTATTCCAGTTAGGCAAAATACTACTGAGGGAGCTATACTCCCAGTATGGGTCTTTCCAGTCGGTTGTCCTCGTCTCGAAACCTTCCGAGAAGTCGGAGGGCCCGAACTTGTCCTTGTTTTCAGTGGCAGCCTGTACAGCCGTGCCAAAGATTCTGCCTTGTACTGGAGTCATATTATTGTTTCAGATTACGGGTTTTAGTCTATTTTATGACGACTCAGGAAGGTTGGGGCACCAGCCTCAAAGGTCGTAAGGGCCCCAATAGCCTGACCTATGGCTGCAATTGAAGGGGTGAGGGCCGAGGCGGCTGGGGCGGTAATTCCAGCGGCGGCGAGGGCAGCCGCAGTCGCCACAAGCGAACCCATTACCACTTGTAGAGCCGCGATTAAGCTTTGATTGAGGGTTGACTGGGCCAAACGATAGGTGTCGCCCTTTAGCATTGAGTCTGTAGCAAGGCCTACATTTACTTGACTGTTAATATTTGTCGTGTTGGCCGTTACATTGACTGTTTTGGCCTTAAGACCAGCAGTGTCAGTTACCTTAATGTCCGCGTTCCCGCTCGCGTCGAGTTCTAGGTTCTTCGCACTTACCGTAACTTGCCCGTTGGCGTTGTCGATAGTGACCGTCTGCGAAGAGTTAGGTGACCCAAGAACGAGATTACCATTTTTATCAATACTAAAAAAACTACCAGAAGGCTGGTTGTCATCTGCAAGAGTTCCATCTACGTTTGTCTTACCGCGTACCAACAACTTTAATTCACCGTCATCATTGACAGTAAGTCTAACTCCATTAAACTCCATGTAAAGCGGTTCGGCGGGGTCCGCAGCTACAGGCAAACCCCCAACAATAATAGCTTCAGTTTCTGCGCCATTAACACACAAAATTAATACTTGTGCACCGTTTCCGTACGGTCGGTCGTCAGGTGTTTGTGGGTCAGCCCTGAATCTCACCCTTAGACAGTCTCCTGCGCCTCCGAATAAACTTGCCGCCAAACAGTGACTGTACGTAATTGTGTTGACTGGACCGTGGCCTTCACGGTAAGCTACCGCCACTTCGTATTCCCAAAATTTGGTCGAACGTGACTTTGGGGAGTTAGGAGCAATTGTGGACTTGACTTCGCCCTGCAAAAGCTGGAGAGTAGAAAACGTAGAATCGCCAGATTGAGCAGCACCACGCCACCCAAGGTAAGAAGCTCTAACAGTATTGTCGAAATACTTACTCATTGTCGTCGTTCTCCACTGTCACTACGGGTGTCGTAACTGGATGGTCCTCAGAGAGTAGACCCGTGTAAAGCGCGAGGTCAGGGTTTTTTACACTTCCGTCCTGATAAGTGACTTCAATTTGTTCTGTGTCTGAAGCTTGAGCATTAAGATCAGACGCAAGGTCGTCTTTAGTTTTGTATCCGATTTGTTGGGCGCGCGCTTCAGCCGCTTTCGCTTCGCTCGCTTTAGTCGAGTACCACTTGGTGTAAAGACTCAAGAGAGTGCTATTTACCTTTGATCGCTTATTTACTGTAATTTTCTGGGTCTGAACATCGACGTTAGCATTGCAGCCGTGTGTCAGCGAAAGCTGGGTAATAAAGTGCCTTACTCCGTTTGGACTTACACTGCATGAATGACTTACGCTTTCGATATGGTATACAACCCCGTCGTATTCAAGGTTGTCGCCGGGTACGATTGGTGCAGCGATTCCTACAGTAGAGCATGTTCCATTGAGCAAAAGGTGCTGGCCAAGTAGAATGTCAGAAATAATCATGTTCCATTTCGCGAGACCATAAACAGCGTCGTGAGGCGAACACGCAACTGAAGTCATGTGGCTACGCTGGCCATGACGCTTAATGTCTAGGTTGTCGGCCACGGGTGGAGACCTTAGCATTTGCGACTGAATATCTGTGTGGCCCTGCTGCATAGTTGGATGAGCAGAAACGTGAATATAGTTCAGTCTAGGTCCGTTCGACCTACCTACGTCTAGACCACGAATAAGTGGGGTTGAAAGTACCCATCTAGGCAACTCGTGAAACGAAGTGACTTGTGAGCCTAGCTTTTCCTTAAGAATGGGCGTACTGAAGGGAAGCTGGCGCGCGATTAATGTGGGCATGATACCTCCGTTTGGCGACCAGCGCATTGCAGTGTAAGCTTCGTTTATAGTACCATTCAAATAATCCTGAATTAAAGACCAAATCGGTTTATTGTTTAACGCAAAGCTTTGTACGACAAACAGGCCCTCTAGGGGGTTGTTAGTTGTCATTCTTGAGCCTGAACCGACACCGTATGGCGCAAATACCAACTCCGAGTTATCGTTAAAGGAGCTGTACGTTTGCTTGCCAAGCATGGTTTCTAGAACGTCACCATACGACATTAAGTCTTTGCTGGGTGACAAAATGCCCAAAAGGTTGCCGACTTGCGTAGGAACAATAAACGAATAGGGGGCTTCATCCGTAGCAGCACCGGGATTAATATTGAGCTTGTCTGACTGTGGAGGAATACCCGACCCAAGTAAGATTCGGATAATTTCTGAAATGAACTTTTGGCCAGAAATGCCACCTTTGCCATTTTGGGTATCAGCAACAGTGCTCTCGTACAGACTCTTGAGACTTACTCCAATTCGTGCTAGATAGGAAGCTTCAGATTCATTGCTACGAGCAAATGCTTGTTCAAAATACAGGGCGATGTCAAGCTGAGTGAAGCCGTTGGCGCTTAAATTGTACTGGATACTGCGCATCCCGGCCTCTGAATGAACCAGTACCTTGCGGATATTTTCCACTTGGCCCATAAATTTTAAACCAGACTTCCAACCATTTGCAGCCGTGCCAGCACGCAAATTTTTCATGAGGTCGAGATAGTCTTGGTGAGTATTAACCATCCACGCCATTACCCAGTCACCCGGCAAGATTTCTGCCAAAAACTCTCTGTCACCACGTAACGTCGCCTGCAAACCGTTTACGTGAGAGGATTTGCTTGAAGAAACATTCAGACTAGTACATGACCCGTTGCTAGTGAGAATGAGGGGCCTTCGAGACTTATTGGTTACAGATGGGTCACTTGAAAAGTCGACTACAGAATCGGTTCCGACGAATTCCTTGAGATTAGCCAAGCGGCTACGACTCGAAGTGAGAGGCTGAGCCCACCTAGAGAAATAAAGTACCCAGTGCGGCTGTGTTGTAACCGCATCTGTGGCATCAAAGTCTTTAATTAGGTCGTAAGAAGCCATTACTTAGGTCCAAAATGAACGGGTCGATTGATGGCCGCCTTTTTTTCTGGAGAGATGTCGTCCTTTTTTTCGAGTTCTTGTAGTTTTTTGTGAAAATCAGCTTCATTACCAGCCCCCTCGGCCAGCGCTTGGCGCCACCTGTCGGCTAGTTCTGGGCTCATTCCCTTGTTTTCGAGGAGTTCCATGTTCTTTTTAATGACGAAGGTCATTTTCGTTATTTCTTCATTCCACTGGGCTGAAGCCGGAATAAGCTTTGATTTTACAACATCTAGATATAGGTCCGCTTGGGCCTTAAGGTCTTTGGCCTCCATGCTGCCGGAAGCCACATCGCCAACCTGCTTACCTTTTGTGGACGCCGAACTCCCGAGCCCAAAAATGTCGCGAGCAGCACCCATAGCCGAGGCTTCGTCGCCAACCTCCCCGCTACCCAAAAGCATGCCAGACAGAGCGCCAGCCGCATCTTCCGCGTTCTTAAAGCCGAATTGAGAAAGATTGTTTTTATTCTTTTTAAACCAGCTATTAGCATCCATTCCAGAAGTCTGGAGAGCTTGAGCTAGTCGGCCCATTGAGGTACCGGCTGAAGCTGGGTCATTGACGTAGCCTTCAATAATAGACTGCATCTTGCCCTTACCTGTAGCGATAGCTCCTTCACGAGTCAAGCCCATGGCCTTGGCAGTGGCCGAAACGTCTCCACCACCCATAATTTCTGCCAGTTGACCGAATCCCATTTTGCTGGCATAATCAGCGCTGTAAATATTTGCATCAGGCATTGCCGCGTAAGCCTCCATAATGTTTCGTCCGCGTTGATATCCGCTAGTCGAACCATTCATGATGGAGTCCATTGCCCCAATGCCCTTTATGTTTTGTTCCGCAATTAGTCTCTGCTGGTCTCCACCGACACCAAACCCCACAGTACCCATAAGGCCAAGACCATTAAGATTTCCGGTGCCGAGATTATTGAGGTACCCACCCGTGAAACTGCCCATGGCGCTCGCGACAAGAGGGTCAGTGGCAGCACCGGCAACACCCAAAGCGTTAGCAAAATTAGCGCCAACGCCTGTACCGAAGCGAGCCATTTGCCCAATAATTCCAGCGGCATTAGCGATACCGCCAGACTGCAAGTCAAGAGCCTTTCCAGCCAAGAAGTTGGAAGCGTGACGAGTGCTCACGGCTTCGACCCCCTGCTTGGCGCCAGCGTACTCTTCCGCTGTGTAGCGACCGCCCATTGCGGCCTCTAGCTTGGCTCGCATTAACATTCCAGACCCATCTTCTTTTGCGCCGCCCCAACCGAGCGAACGCATAAGAGCCATGTTTCCGCGTGCGCCCGACTTAAAGTCTCCCAAGACTTGTTCCAAGAGAGGGTCTGACTTGCGCTGGTTGGCAATCATTTCTTGGCGGTCTTGGAGAACTCGGTCGGAACCGTACTTGCCACTAATGGCGTTTCCAATTTGCGTCGTGTCTCGATTCCAAATGCCCCCTAGAACGCCACCAACGCCATATACCGCATGTCTCCAGTTAGAGCCAAGGTCGTTGTAGTCACGCATCATATTCGGGTCAGAACGAATAGTCGCCATTGCGTACTGATTGCGAAAGTCGCCGTGATATGCCGACAGTAGGTCCCCACCTTGTAATGCCGCCTGCTGAGCGTTAAACTGACTTTGTACCCTAGGGGCATTCCAGACAGTCTTTGCGATTGCGCCTAGACCCCACAGGCCGACTCCAGCTAATCCGGCGTCGGGGTTGGTCATGGCTGCACGAATTTGAGGAGGAATCATGCCCGCGTAGGCACGAGCGGCACCCGCAAACGGCATTTGCCAAGGAGCAGCAGGAGCTTGGCCGGGCAAAGGAGGTTGACCCGGCATTAAATTATTTAGTTGATTTAAAGGAATCATGCCCGCGTAGGCATGAGCGGCACCCGCAAACGGCATTTGCCAAGGAGCAGCAGGAGCTTGGCCGGGCAAAGGAGGAGGTTGACCCGGCATTAAATTATTTAGTTGATTTAAATTGCCCTGCGCTGTGTTTCTTGCTGCCTGAAGACGGAGTAGGCGGTTTTGAGCAGTCGCAGCCTGAGAATTGTTCATCGTATTGTACTTGTTATTAATCTTACCAATAATACGGTCAATCCTCTGAAGTTCGTTTTCTTGGTCTTTGACGCCACGACGTAAAGCTTCGGTCATTGCGCCCATGGCCGTTTTTGACGAGGCCGCAAGTTTCGCGAAGGCGTCGGCGTCCTTTAAAATAGCGCTTCCGATTGAAGTGGTACTAACTCTGTTGACAGAATTGGCAGAACCACCTAGAGTGCTTTGGGTCGAACCCGGGCGACCTACAGTACCACCACTTAGAATGCCACCAGCACCGCCAAGCTGAATTCCAGACAAGCTCTTTGCTAGCTGCTGTGTTTTCGACAGCATCTGGTCAAGAGCGGACGTAACTCTACGGAACGAGCTTTCGTCAAGAACAAACTGGAACTTTAACTCTTTGCCTGAAGCCATAGTATTTTAGATTACCCCGGTGGGCCTAGGGCATCCAATTCCTCAAAAATAATGTTTACGTCTTCTGGAAGGGGATTTTCAATTGCCGGAGAAGAAACATTTCTCGGAGAAGATACTTCAGAAACACTAGTAGTTTCAACGGTTTCCGGCTTAATTGCCTTAATTGCCTTTTTCGCAGTCTCTTCAGCTTCCGCCAGCTTACCGAACTCCCAAGCTTCGGCGTCCTGAGCGTCTTCATCCCTACGCATATTAGCAAGCTTTTCTGGGTCAATTAAGAGACGCTTAATTTCTTCGTCACGGTCGTGCTCTTCCATATTCTCGTACTTGTCTTCGAAAAAATGACGCAGTACGTCTTCAAGAGGAAGAGCCTCGACTTGATGCAGAGGAGTGGAAAACTCGCGAGAATACCAACGAAAGATGTGGCGAAGGTAGGCTTCAAGGCCGCCAGTCACCACATCTCTCATACAGCACAACTGAACCTCCTGAAGAGGCAGATTGTGCAGCCATTCCATTAGGCGAGGTCCTCTTTCGCCTTAGCGGCTTCGTCCTGTACCGTTTTTAGGTGAGCCTTTTGGACACCGTGTAGTCCTTCAGCGACTTTAATGATAACATTAATATCATCGAAGTCAAGACCGTTTTTGGCGTCTTTCCACCAACTTGGGACTTCGACTGACATTGTCTGAATTTCAGCAAGATTTGAAGCAATAAGTGCCGCTAGGGCATCAACATCGCCTCCCTGAGGGCCAAGTAGACTACGGCGAGCAGCGTCCATATTCAGAATGTCCCGGTAAGAAGGCTTAACCTTTACCTTGAACTTTCCTCGGAGTTCTTCGCCCTCGTCTGTGGTGATGCTCACTACAAATTCGTCTTCGTTCTTCTTTGCCATAAATAATTGTCCTTGTAAATGGGTTTAGGCCAAGGAGTATATCATGCTCGACTCGGCTCATATTTTGAGATTACTTGACACTTTGACCTTTCGCGTGGTATTAAGTATTTATGGCTAATCTTGCTTACTACGACGAAGAAGTTAAATCTTTCACGAAGCCTTACACAACTCGACTTCCTGTCGCAATGGTTGAACCTCTCGTTCGTCTAATCTGCAAGATGTACCCGGTACTTACGACACTTAATCCCGATTTGGTCAAGATTGAGTTCGAGGCAAGTCCACGCCGATTTGGCGGCTTCTACACCCCACCTCCACGTCATCGGTGCATCGTAAGCCCGCGAGGTGGCTACGGAAACCCTTTTGGCGATGAAAAGCTTTGGTTCAACACTCGACAGTTTGGCAACCACGTCTCGGTCGGAATCGTCGTTCATGAAGTCGCCCACATGATTCATTGCCACGACTACAATCTTCGTGCTAATGCACGCGCCAACGAACTTGGTCACGTACCTCACGAAACGGTTATCCCAAAGGAGCGTTGGCACGGACCCGAACACTGGGCCATTATGGAATACGTTTTTAACCATTTGACTTTTCGGTCTGAAATCGAGGCTGCTAATGTTGGCTAAGTGGGACTTTCGAAAGATGGCGAATTCTTACTCGGTTAAGTACACAAACCTTCAGACCGGGCAGTCAATGAAGTGTGGGTCAACAGAAGGCCTTGACGGTAACGATATTTTGGTGTATATGCTTGAGCACGGTTCCGCCAACAAAGAGGTCTTTGTAGTTGATGGTAAATATACCGGTTTTTTAATGCCAACAGTCTATGAAGTCGCGGAAACGCCCGATTTTTCAGCACTTTTGAATCTTACCCTTAACCCCCTTCGACTGGAGCTACACTAAATGCTTGTACGTGCACCCTCTCTCTCTGTCCGTGACCTCAACACTCTTCGTTCTCTCGTTCGCATTGACCTTTCCCAGTGTATGGCCGCTTTGTTCGTCCAGAGCAAGGATATGCTGATTGTTCCAGACGCCCCTTCTGACTCGCTCGTTTTTCCGATTTTGGCGACCACACTCTCGATGCAGGCTGTCGATAAGTACGCGCATTTGACTGACGCTCTTGCCGTGTGGCACTTTAATCTCCAGAGCAGTGGGCGTGAGAGGCTCACTTTGCTTATTAAGGATACCGCCTACGAGACTTTTCTTTATCTTACCTCTGACGAGTACATTGACCGAATCCTTTCTGGAATGAAAACCGACAAGGAACGTGAATTTATTACCACTCGTCTTGAGGGCCGAGCGGAGGTTTGGAAGGCCCTTAAGGAGGCTCCTCAAATTGACCCTCTTGCCGCTGCTTCTAAGCTGTCGCCTTCTGGCAACCAGTCTGGTATGCTTAACTAATGGGAAGGCTCATTTCAATTTACAGTGACGGTAGCTCAATGGGCAATAGTTCTGGCCCGATGGGCTGGGGCTGGCTAATTACTGACTGGGACGACATTCTTACTGTTGGTTCAGCTGGTGCTGGAGTCGGCACCAACAACTACGCCGAACTTATGGGCGCTTTAGAGGGTCTTAGGGCGGTTGTCGACCGTGGTTGGCACCTCAAGAATGACATTGAACTTGTGTCCGACTCCCAGTATTGTTTGAAACTTGCTGACGGCACATACTCCCCGACTAAGTACGTAGAAATCGTGAAGACACTTCGGGACCTTTTCCTCATCACTAGGGCTTCCGCTAGGTGGGTTCCTGGGCACTCAGGTGATATTTTCAACGACAAGGCTGACGAACTCGCAAAGGCAGGCAGAGATAGGTACATGCCTGAAGAAGCCAAGTCGCGGAGGCGGGTTCGGCGCCGTGACGAAAAGAAGCGCAAGCGATTGATTGTGAAGGCGTGGAAGAAGCAAAAGTACGGATACTGAAAGGAAAATAATGAAGAGCGACGGTGATTTTGAAGTAATGGCGCCTGACTTTGAGACCCACACACCCGATAGCGGGCCTATTTGGGTCACTCAGTTTACGGAGAATTCGGCACGGACATTTGTAGATGACGTAATGCGCCGACACCTCAAGGACCCTACAGAGCCCCTGATTGTGTATATTAATTCGTACGGAGGCGAGGTTGACGCCCTTTTGTCGATGGTTGACGCCCTAGACGGGATTACTAACCCGCTGATTACCGTTTGCATCGGTAAGGCTATGTCGTGCGGCGCTATTCTGTTTTCGCACGGTGACGCCCGTTTTATGGGGCGTAATGCCCGGGCCATGATTCACGAGGTTTCAGGCGGCGCTGTTGGAAACGTCGTGGATGTTGAGCAGGATGTTAATGAGCTTCGACGCATCCATAAGGTCTCAATGGCTCTTTTGGCTCGAAACTGCGGCAAGGCAGCCAAGGACCTACACAAGCTTTTCAGGGAGAAGCGTGACATTTACCTCGACGCCAAGGCCGCCGTTGAGTTTGGTCTGGCTGACATGATTGGAATTCCGGTCTTGAACAAGAGCGTCGTTTATGATATTGCTCTTAAGCGGCCCCTCAACCCAGAACGTTTTACCCGAAAGAGTCGCAAGCCTCTTACTGTAGATGATGTAGGGGAACTTCTTGTAGGGGAACTTCTTTCAGCGTTTGCCGAGACTCCGAAAGATAAGCCATTTAAGAATAAGCTGACACCCGACCCTAAACCTAAAAGCAAGAAGTCCAAGCCCAAGAAGTAAAGGAATTCCCGAATGCGTATCTATTCCGTTGAAGCTGGAAGTTCAATGTATGGAACCCGAGTTGCGACCAGTGATACCGACATTCGGGAAGTTCACCTTACTTCGCCCGAGAATCTATTGGGGTTTGTCGAGAAGTCCGACCTCGTTCTTAGTCCTGATGCGACGGTCGACTTTCAGTCTTGGGAGCTTCGCAAGTTCCTTAAGATGGCTGTTTCGGCTAACCCCAATATTCTTGAGGTTCTTTTTGCACCAGAAGATTGTGTCAGGTTCGTTTCAGAAGAATTCGCATTTTTTCGCGTAATTAAGAACCTCTTCCTGAGCAAGAGGATTGGCGAGACGTACCTTGGTTACGCAACAAGTAACTACAAGCGGATTCTTTCTAGCCACAGAAACACCGCAAGTCCGGCTCGCTACGACGCAAAGGATGCAATGCACCTTATTCGTCTGGTCCGCACTGGCATTGAGGCCCTCGAAAAGGAAAGCTTCAACGTGCGTCGTACTACGGACGTTTCCTATTTTCTTAGCATTCGGGCAGGCGACGTTCCTTGGGAGCACATTGAGGAAGAGTTCCTCTACGCGAAGAACCGAATTAACCAGCTTTTGGAATCTTCACACTTGCCAGACCAGCCAAATATTGCTACTATCAATGAGCAGTGCATTGATATCTACCGAGACAGGAGCAAGATGTAATGAACGAGCTTTTGACGCTGGTGATTATTACTGAGGCCCAGAAATCAAGTTTGATGCAGGGTGAGCTTGCTAGCACGTGTAGTATTAAGTGGGGTCCCCAAGTCGAAAACCGCCGCTGGCTTGCAGCTATCGACAATTGTGTTTGCATTGGGTTTTTGACGCGCCACGCCAATCGCCAGTTGTCGCCTACGGCAGCTGGAATTAAGTTCGCTCAAAGCCTTGCCGATAACATCTGGGGGCGGCAATGAAACTAACGCACTTTGATAGTGAGCATTTTCTCGCCAAAGCAGATGCTGGACTTAGCCCACTTTTGCCTGAAGACGCCCGTAATTTCTTTGACAGAGAGTTGTCTGCGTGCGGAGACTGTGACGGTGGTATTGTAGCTACACTTGACAATGGGAGAATTGTCGGGTTCATGCGCTATCAAAATGAAGCCGGTGAAAACTCTATTATGTACGGTTGTGGAACTTGGGTCGACCCTGAATACCGAAAGCAGGGACTTGCGTTCGACCTTTGGTTAGGAGCAATCGAGGACCTTGGCCCGAGCGTAATTGATTGGGTGGCCGTTTCCGAGGGCGGTCGACGCCTTTTTAATTCTTTGGAGAAGTTTTGTCGCCAGAACCATCTTTCGGTTCAGTGGGACTATTGTGACGGGACTCATCTACCTCCAGCAAACTGTCGGCCGGATGAGCCTTAAATTTATATTGAGGCTTTACTTCTTCTTGCTGTAGGTACGCCTCTACCTCGGGTGGTACTTTGTCAATCGGTTCGTGCCCAAGTGCCCGTAAATGGGCAGCATAAGCCATGCCGTGACGTTCCGCTTCAGGCATGTCAAAGGATGCCTGAGCGGCCCTCATTCCACGTAGGTGGTGAGCAGCGGCCTCTGAATGCACCTTCTTGCGGTAGTCCTCGTAGGCACGTCTTTCGGCTTCTGGCCGTTCATGTCCTTCACCAAACTCTTTAATGGCCGAGTCGTACTCTAGGTCTCCGGCGTGACTATCACGCAAGATAGGCCTACCATTCCACGTTTTAGGCTTCACTTAAGTGCCTTTCTAAGGGTCTGAAAAGTATTGATTCCCAGTGAAGGGTCTAGCTGTAGTACATACCCGTCCGAAAATACAGTGGTAGAAATTGACTTGGCGAGTGAGCGCCAGCAAATACACCCGGTAAATTTATTGTTGGTAAAGTTCGGCCTGCCGCAAGCTGAACAAACCCGAGCAGCTTCCGTTTTCTCTACCTTTAAGGCTGGAAGCTGTGGTTTGGCGGCTTTCTTAGGCTGCTTGGTAGGTGGTGTAGGTGCTACAGCACCCTCTTGAGCCTGAGGCTTGGCTGTCATCCCGGGTAGCTCAGTCTTAAAGGCGCCGTTTGTCCCGTTCCAAAGAGCTTGACCGGCTGGAGTTTGCGATGTAGAAGGAACTACCTTTTTGCCAGTTTGCTGCTGAGCATGTGCATAAAGAGCACTAGCAAGACCCTTGCGCTGGTGTGCGGGGTGTACTTGCACTGTTTCTGGCACTAGCGTATTTTCTGGCGTGTGGGTGAATGCAGCCTCTCCAGCAACCGAACCGTCTGGAGCGTGTGCTCGTACAGTAGTAAGATTAATATCCGGGTGGTGTTCGTGGGTGATTTTGTACCCAAGCGATGGGTCTAGAATCCGCTTCGTTAAAGTGTGAATGTCGTCTTTAGCCTTAGCTAAAATGTCAATCGACTTTCCAAGGCGCTCTAGAATAAGTCCATCTACTTGATGTTTCTTAGATAGCTCGATACCTAATGAAGCGCTAATGGCGGCTGCTACGTGTTCAGGGGATTTGTCAGTGAATTGATAGTTTCCGTCAGGAAAACTTACTGTACCAGAATAAGTATCTACAGACTTCTTCAGCAGCAAGTAAGAATTCTTTTGGCCCGGAATACGCCCCTCGTAGCCAGACTGTTGAGCGACCCAAGCCAGTGCGGCCCTAGGGACTAGCACAAGCCTAAGGGATGGTTCGCGGTCAGCTGCTTTTTGTAGGGCCTTCGCGCCGTCAGACCCTAGAATTTCAGCCAAGAAACTAAAAGCATTCATACAACCAAGATTACTTGATTGATTCTACGACACTTTTAACAGAAGGCACAAGGTCGTCCAAGACTCCTACCTTTAGAGCGTCGCTTGCGGACAGCCACCAGTCGCCCTCGTCAAGCTTGTTTTCGAGCCAGTCAGGACTAACACCCATTCTTTGAGCTACATGCTCGATTGCCGCCCTAGAGCGTACAGCTAGTACGTTTGACACTTGACGCAGTTGGCGGGCATTGCCCGAAACGTTCATTAAAGAAACGTGATGGAACATGAGTGTGCTGCGGCGAGTTGCATACCTTGACGTACACGACTGCAAGATGTAGAATGCCATCGAATCGGCCTCGCCATCTACTACGCACACTACTGGAGAGCTAGAGTCCTCAATAGCTTTGGCAAGAGCGAATCCTGCGTCAACGAGTCCACCCGGACTATTAATTTCCAAGACAATCGCTGTAGGGTTGCCGCGATTTAGCTGCTCGATAAGCTTAATTGCTGCATCGACGTTTTCTTGGTCGATTGGCCCATCGTATTTGATTTTAGGTACCTTACCTGCTACAGCAACAGTGCTAGCAACAAGTATTGGTTTAGGAGTCGGTTGCACCCCGACTACGAGTAAAAGTAGACCTACTATCACCGCAAAGATATGCAATTTTTTCATCAAAAACCCTTCTTTTGGCAGATTATCGCAGTGTAATCTCGATTTAATTTGCCCTCTTGCAGTCTACCAGAATCCTTGCTATAGTTGCAATACCCTAGCTGGACAAAACACAAAGGACAAATGAAACCGTTTAAGCATTCTCTGATTTCAGTGAGTAAGTGGGGAGGCAAGCCGGAAGACTACCTTGAAATCCACGATTTTCTAGATTCGTCTAAGGCGCACTTCGCTGACATGCGTCATCGGGCAGTTTTTCATTCGACACTAGGTATCTTTTTGTGCGAGCGAATCTTTGGCCACCACTTGACAAATAGCGACAACCGTCTTGTCTCGGTAAGAGACGTAGCAGAGCAGCACGTTCTGGACGACATGGGGCGTATCCCGAGCGTTCAGGACTATTTGCAGGGTATGCCCATGTACGACTGGCTGGGCGGCCCGGCTCGTAAGTACACACGTCCAGTCGATACAACCCATAACGCTAAGGATTTTAAGAATGTCGATTAAAGAGCTTAAGAAGCAGATGGACGAACTCCGCAAGCAGATGAAGACACATGGAAAGTCCGGCCTTGATGCCGATTTTAAGGAGTTTTTTGAGAAGCACCCGGAAATTACTGGCATTGCTTGGACCCAGTATGCCCCAAGCTTCAATGACGGTGAGCCGTGCGTCTTTAGTGTACACGAGTTCCACTACACGAAGGACGAAGACCCGAGTCTAAATGACTTTAGTGGGTACGGCAATAAGGATGATGGCTCGGGCGGCTGGCTTGAGGTTTCGTGGCGTGACACTAACCCACTGGAGGAAGCGGTTAGTGAACTTGAAGGTGAATTGATCGACAACGACATTTTTCAGATCTCCTTTGGAGATAGCGTAAAAGTTATGGCGACCAAGGATGGAATTGTGGTAGAAGAATACTACAACCACGACTAAGAGGGTTTCGCTTCTGCTTGCCAAACCAAGGGTGTTGCTGATAAGATGTGGAAGCACTTAGAGGTATTGTTCGCAACCCAGAAGCTTCACACCCATAAGATTCCCATTGAATAAGTAGTTGGAGATTAAATGACTGACCACGTGGTGTTTAAGGAAGATGACGGAAAGCCTGTTAAGGCTTGGACCATTGGCGTAGAGTTCGAAGCAGAAGCTCGCAAGCAGCTGACCCAGCTTTCGAAGCTCCCTTTCCTTGGACACCATGTGGCTGTCATGCCAGACGTACATGCCGGCAAGGGCTGTACGGTTGGCAGTGTAATTCCCACAAAGCGCGTGATTGTGCCGGCTTTTGTCGGGGTTGATATCGGCTGTGGAATGATTGCGGTTCAGACAAACCTTAAGGCCTCGGACCTTCCAGACAGCCTCAAGTCAATGCGCTCGACCATTGAGGGGCTTGTACCTCACGGCGGGCCGGGGGAAATCGGCTCTTGGGAGTCGGAGCCTACGATTATGGGCTCTCTGGTTCAGCCCGAGAAGCTTGGAACTTACTTGAGCTTGTGCCGAAAGTACCCGGACATTGAGTCCAAGTTCGTTATGCGCCAGTTCGGCACACTTGGCACCGGAAACCACTTCGTTGAAGTCTGCCTTGATACCAACCAGAACGTCTGGGTAATGCTGCATTCTGGTTCACGAGGGGCTGGAAATCGGATTGGCTCATTTTTCATCGAGCGAGCCAAGGAAGAAATGCGGAATTGGTACATTAATCTTCCTGACATGGACATGGCATACCTGCCCGAAAATAGCCAATACTACAAGGACTATGTCGTAGCCATGGAATGGGCTCAAAATTACGCTTATTCGAGCCGTAACGTCATGCTCCATAACACTCTTATGGCCATGTCTCTTGACCTTGGTAGGCCTGTTGAGACCGTTTCGAACGCGGTAAACTGCCACCATAATTATGTTTCCATGGAAAATCACTACGGCGAAAACGTCTGGGTTACCCGTAAGGGGGCAGTAAGGGTGCGTAAGGGCGAACTCGGTATTATTCCCGGGTCAATGGGTACCCGTAGCTACATTGTGCGTGGAAACGGTCGGGAAGACACCTTCGACTCTTGCTCTCACGGTGCGGGTCGGCGTATGTCACGCGGTGTCGCGAAGAAGACTTTCTCTCTTGAAGACCACGCTAATGCTACAAAAGGCGTCGAGTGCCGCAAGGACGAAGGTGTAATCGACGAAACTCCGGGGGCCTACAAGTCAATTGACGCCGTAATGGAATCCCAAAAGTCAAACGTCGAAACCGTAGCAACACTTAAACAGGTACTTTGCGTAAAGGGGTAAACATGGCTATCATTGCGGAGTTGCAAGAGGCCCTCAATGCCTCCCTGCCAATTGGCCTTGTGAAGTCGCGTGACTCGGGAGTTGTTTTGACTGATGTTCGCGAGGAAGACTGTTATTAACCCATACGATGCGAATACGAACGTCGCCGTAGACATGCTGCTTGACGCTGGTTTCAAAATCGAGTACGTTGGTCCCGAAAACGAAACCTCACAATGGGAAAAGATAATGAGTCGGGCTGTTACGGCCGGCAATTTTCACGGAAGAATATTTGGCGGCAGTAGATCCGCCGCCCTCAATGAACTTTCTCGTATTTGGTATTTTTTTGACTTGCCCACCTCGCGGCACGCTTCAATATTAGAAGTCAACACTGAACGTTTATTTAAAGAACTCGAAACAAGGACAGAACCCTACTCAAAAATATGGCAACTCAACCTGAATGGATGAAAGAATTCGTACCCACAGATTTTGCTTTTGAATATGCGACTTCTGAACTTCCGCTTAAAAAGGCCGTTAATCGTGTGATTGAGGCAAGGGGTGGCGTAGCTACCGTTGTTCGGTTTGGTAATGAAGTAGGCACTTTAGATAAAAAGGTGTTTAAGGCCGCTCTCAAGCCTGAACTCAGCAGCCCCGAAGAAGTTATTAAGACTGTAGAAAGCGTCGGGCTGCACGTCCTTAGTGTTTGGACTAATAAGTTCATCCAAATGTCAATTGTGGACGACCTTGCTAAAAAGAATCCGAACACAATCGTCGAACCATTTGACGATTCGGACACGGGCCATGACGACTTTGCCATTTACGCGATGGCCGTCCACCCTGAATTCCCTGAGATTTACGTAATCAATAACACTGACATTAAAGTCGACTTCGATGCGGCTAGAACCAGCGAAGTTACGAAAATCGTACATGAGTTAGACTCTAAGCTCATGTGCATGAAGGAGCTTGAGATTGAAGTTCAAAGCGGCCAAATCTATACGATGGTGCCTACCCAGAACGGCCCCCAATTCATGTCGATTGGCAGAGCTTCTATCCCACTCGAAAGGGGTAACTATGAGCCGGAAACCATCGAGCTTTACGATAGAATGGTTGAGGAACTCAATTCACATAATCCTCGTGGGCGCCTTTCGATTCTGAATGGTCCTCCCGGGACCGGAAAGACGCATATGGTCCAAGCCCTGTTGAACGATATTGAGTTCGGATATATTGTTCTTGTTCCCCACAACGATATCCGCTCTGTTTCCGAGCCAGAAGGTGTAATGGCCATGCTCAAGCTCAAGAAGGGTAGCGAAAGCCCAATCGTTCTGATTGTGGAAGATGGCGATGACGCAGTTGCTCCCCGCGAAGAGGGCGGAACTAGTATGGTTACGGCCCTGCTTAATGTGGGTGACGGAATTGTCGGTAAGATGCTCAATGTTCGGGTTGTCGTAACTACTAACCGCGAGCACCAGAACTTCGACAGGGCCGTTCTTCGCCCCGGTCGTCTGTCAACCCAAATCAATGTTGGGCCTCTTTCTGGAAAGACTGCCAGTGCCGTCTTCAAGAGACTTACCGGCAAGACCGAAAAGCTTGCTGTAATGACGATTGCCGAGGTTTACCAGATGGCTTTTGACTCTGGATGGGCTGCCCCGGCAAAAACTCAGAAGAGTAAGATGGGTTTTACTTCGGGAGCGAGAGAGGAACTGATTAATTCGCTTGACACGAGCGACCATCAGGGCAATGGCGTACGGAATTCTGTCCCCGGAGTTTTGGGCGACAAGACTGAATAACTTAAGCTGATTGCGAAGGCGGCTGGGTCGAATCTGACTCGGCCGCCTTTTGGTGTGCAGCAAACACGTCTGGGTGGATTTTTGTTCCCATCCACTTGACAGCCGCGTTCCCACCCGTATAAATGGTGGTAGCCGCCAAAAGACTCGTGCAATACTGGGCGTATATCGCAGCCAGCCCTGGCCACACCACAACCGCCAAATAGCCCAAAGCCATCAGCAAGATGACGAAGTACGTCATCCACATCTTGCGAGACCTGAAGCCATTGTCAAGGTATAGGGTGCGCATTAGCCACTTACCCAAGCGATAAATAGCTCTACGCCCTTGGTCACAAAAACACCAGCACCAGCAAGTAGAACGCCAACAGCCACCTTCTTTGCGGTGGCGTGACGCTCTACTCGGCTTTTAGTAATGTCTGCAACGTAACTTTCAAGGGGCAGTAGTCGAGCCGAGTGAGACTTAATATTACTCTCGTGCGATTCGATTTTTTCGTGCAACGACGCAAATCCGTCATCAAGACGCTTTACTAGGTCTGTGCGGTGCTCTTGTAGGTCGTCACGAATGTGGGTCTGTGTAGTAGCCACTTCGGCCAATCTTACAGACACGTCCTGAGTGGTTGTCTCTAGGCGTTGTAGTCGGTCTTCGTGGCCAGACAACTGGCTCTGAACGGCATCTTCACTCATGCAATTAAGATTATTGCTTATTGGTTGTCCAGAACCATTCCGGCAACGAGGTCAGGAATCGTGTCAAAAAACTTCATCGACTTGGAGGCCCCCGTAAAGTACCCGAGTTCACCGTACTTCATTGGGCAGTCTAAGTCTTCGAGAACGTAGACCATACGTCCGTAAGCCATCGAAGCCCCTGACACAAAGTTACTCAAAATATTTGTCGCCTTAAGAGCAATGGCTTCTGACTTCAAAACCTCTTCCCAAATGGCAGTGACACGCTTGTCGTCATCAGGGTTGACATTAATCAAATCCTTAACGCTAACCGCTTCGTGTCCAAGGGCCGTTAAAGCTTGACTAATTTCTTCTGAATTAGTAAGAACTCGCATTAAATGTTCTCGGTACGACCGACAAAAACCTTGCCGTCAATACGAAGAACTACCTCGCTAGCAAGAGGGCACGCCTTGGCAAAATCAACAGCAAGCTCACTGTGGTCAAGGTCTTCTTGAGTGGAGTCTTCCTTCTGGTGAGGAAGTTCGTGGCCAGCAATACGTGGAGGGGTCGGGGAATTACCTTGAAAGTGCATGACGCACTTATACATCTTTCTTTCTGGCTTGGCAAGAGGTCTTTGGGCTGGTACTATCTGAAAAATGCAAAACTCAATTTTAAGCTTTTTGTGCCTACTTGCGACCTCTTCTGCTCTACTCAAGACTCACTCACTTGCGCTAGAATATTTATCGAAGAGGTTCGCTAAGGATGCTATTTCTCAGATGGACCAGATTTTGTTCCCGTCTGCCCTTGCCGTAGATATTGTCCGTCAGCAACTTGTCAATAGAGCTAGACAACTTATTTGGACGGCTTTTTGTGGTACCTTAGCGAACGTAATTGTTGCGTCATTTCTTTTGAAATTTTTTGACTACCTTATTTCGGGCCCCTAAAACAAAACCCCAGCCCTTTGCAGGACTAGGGTTAGTTCGAGGATTAATTCGATATTAAGGCAGCTTGGCCGCGTCAGCACGCTCCGCAAGAACAGTGTCTTCGTCATCGACAAGTAGGCCAATGTAGTTGACGCTAATTTCTTCGATATTGCGGGCATTCAACGACGTCGAATAGGAAACGGGGCGCACAGAGTGGAACTTGGCGATTTCTCGATTTGATTGACGGTCACTTACCGAAATGGTAAGGTATTCGTGAGTCAATAAGTCACGAACGTTGGGCATCTTCGCCAACCGGTGGGCACCAGCACCAACCACACGGAAGCCGCTGCAAGAAATCGAAACGGGCTCTTGAGCGGTGTAGACAGTTTCGTCAGGACCCATACGACCCAAGATGAAAACGGGCTGAACGTCATAGCTAAGACCCCAACTAATTTGGCTAAAAATGCCAATTAACTGCGGAATACCAGTATTTGGGTCAGCGATAAATACCTTGGCACGGGCGCCGTGCATTACTTTGCTTGCAGCCATTTTATTTTCTCCTAATTAAGCGCTCTGGGTGACTTGGGTAATTGCGAAGTTGAGGACGATGTAGTCAAGAGTCGAACTTAGCTTGATTTCGACTGAAATTACCATTACGTTGCCGACAATCTTTACGCTCAGGCTCTTGTAGCCCTTAGGAGCGTCATCCGAAACAGACAAGAGCTTCTGGCGCAGGTAGTTTGCCAGCAAACCTTCCATGTATGTACGACCCAAGCTCGCTGAAATATCAGCAGTAGACTGACCAACGAATGCCGCCTGAAGCTTCTGGGCAGCGTCCACAGATACGAGGTCGGCGTTGTAGACGGCCTGCAACGAGTTAAAGACGAACCCACCAGTGTCGCCAGTCTTACCGTAGGAAGTCTGGTCACTTACCCACGCCCAGCCGCCACCATTAGGTACAGGGCGAGCAACCATTAGGCCGGCAAGACAAGCTGCGTCAACCTGACCGTCAGACCTAGAGTTAAAGTCACCCACACGGCTAACTAGCCCACTGGTGTTAATGGTCTTGCCTTCGATTGAGCGATAGAAGCCGATAGCCTGCATGGCAGCTGCCTTCGTGGCAGTCATCCAAGGAAGAAACTGTACTGGGTTACCAGCCGAGTCAGTCCAGCGGTCGTCCTGAATCACAACGTTATTACGGAAAAACGCGATGTTCTGAGCAAGAGCCTGCGAAAGAGCAAAGGTCGAAGCGATAGAGACAATGCCTTGACGGTTACGGGCACGTTTTACGTTCGAGACAGCGATGCAGTGGTTCTTGACAGCCGTAGTTACACCAGTTAGAGTGTAAGTGCTAGTCGAGTCAGTTAGGCCGTCGCTGATATCCGAGGTCGCATCACGGCTAAATAGAGGCACAACGAAGTTACCGCGCGCGTTTTCGAGAGCAGCCAATCCAGCCACTACGGAAGTGTCTGAAGTTCCACCGCGAGAGCCACCAGTCAAGAAACTCTGAGCGGCCATCACGTCAGGGAGACCGGCACCCGCACGAGCGACCGTTGTAGTTCCAAGCTGGAGAAGATTTGAGGCCGAAATAGCGCTAAAGAGGCGGTAAGCGTCAATCTTAATGCGGCAGTTGCCAGCACCCCAGTTGCTACCAATACCTACCGCAGTTACGCGGTCAAGAGCGGAAGGAGGTAGAGTGCCAAGGGCACCGTTACCAACCGCACACACATAACCGGTTTGAGCGTTAATAAAGTCGGCAAGAGCCTGGATGGTAGGGAAATCTGCCAGACTTAGCGTAAGAGCAGCGCCTGTACCGCCAGTCACTGTCGTTGTTAGCTGAGTGGCAGAAATAGTGACAGTTGAAGTAGTCACGGCGTTTGTGGTAAGATACGAGAGCTTGAGAGCTACTTCGCCACCAACAGTTAGACTCTCCGAAACAGAGTCGATAGCACGACTATCCGCAAGAGTTACCTTGTACTCTGCGGCTGCTGAAACGATTTGGGGAGCACCAGTCTTACTTACCCACGAAACCGGAGAAGTAGAAAGGGCAAAAGCGCAACGAGACAGCAGGTCGGCACCAGCAAGTTCAACGATTTCAAGTGTCTTGCCGAGACCGTCAACAACCGTACTCGCTACCGCCGAAATCGAGATGGGGGCATAAGCGACAATATCGGTAACGGCCGCAAGAGCGGTAGTCACAATCGCTACAGGGGCAGTAATTACACCGGCCACAGGAGAAGGAGTTACCTTACCAGCATCTGACAACTTAGTCATGGTGATGGTGGTGGTTGTCGAAGCAGTTACAACATAGCAACCCACGTTCTGCTGACTGGCACCCGCAATGTTAGCTGGCGCACTAGCAGGAATCATTACAGTGTCCCCAACGCTCGGCGTAACGTCCCAAGAGAAGTTGGTTGCGGTCAAAATAAGACCGTTCGTGCCGTTTAGAGCACCTGAAACGCTGCGAGAGGCAAAAGATGCAAGCGTGCCGCGAGAAGTGCCACCTGCTGAGACAAGACCGGCCAGACCACCAAATGTGGTTACGGCAGCGCTTGGAGTAGCAGAAGCAGCAATAGTAGTGCCAAGAGGCAAGCCACCGTTAAGACGCACCGCGTAAGTTACGACTCCTACAGGAGGAATCCAAGTAAACAAACCAGTAGTAGGAGCAGACTCGGCTTGTGCCGAAGTCGTCTGGTAGGCGATTAGGTTGCCGATTTTACCGTACGACTTATCGGCAAGAGTAGCGTAAGTGCCGCCACCAATCTTAGGAAGAGCACCTGAAGCCTTGACACCAACGTTTGTCTTAACTAGAATGGCACCGCCAATAGAACCGACAAGCTCAGGGTCGGTGCTAGGCGAAACAGCACCACGGAAGGCGTCTACTAGAGGGCCAGACTTGTACTTAGCCACAACGTCAGACAGTTGGTCAGGACCAAAGAAATTGGATTCAATGTCTGACTCAAGAGTTACGTCCTGCCCCGCGTCGGCCTCACCGACAAGCATAAGAATGCCATTGGCCGTAAGGCCAGTAGGTAGAGACTGTACAGTATAACGGCTAACTGCCGTGGGGGTAATTAGTGTTCCGCCGTCGAAAGTGAATGACTTAGCCATTATTTAATCCTCAAAAAGCGAGATTACTTCTTTCCAAGCAATTTACCAAAAATGCCCGGCTTAGAAGCCGGAGCCTTGGGAGTAATTCCCGCAGCCTTGGGCGAAGCCAGCGCAGGAGTCGGCTTTTTATCAAGTTCAAGCCCACTTACTACAGGAGCCTTCGGAGTAAATGCCCCAGCCGCAGCTGCGCTAAAATCGGCTGCGCGGTCAGCGTGTTGGGCAGGAGAAGGAAGCTTTACCTTAGGGGCCGCAGGAGCCGGAGCACCCATATTGTTGCGCAGGGCGATATCGGCCATAACACCCTTACCGAGAGGTTTTACTGCGAGCTTAGGTAGCTTAGGCTTGACCTTAGCGGACTTATCGAGACCAGCAGTAATTCCGGCTTCAGTACCGGGAGCGGATTCCATAACGTCCTTCGACATAGGAACAGAAGCTCCCATGTTTTTCCCAGAGGGAGGCTTAGCCATAGGAGGCTCGGCCTTCTTGACGATTTGTCCTCCAGAGCCCGGCGCCGAAACTTCCTTTGAGCCGTCATCAGGCATAGTGGCCGAAGGATTATTTCCAACACTGATGTGTTTGCCCTTAGAGTCAACCATTTCGGCTTTCATGGCTCTGCACTTGTCGAGCTTGTGACCCTTTTTGCCGCAGTTAAGGCAAAGTTCGTCTTTATTCATTGCGTCATCAAGAACGTCAGCGGGCGACCTTTCGCCAGAAGTTTCTTCGCCCGGAGTATCTTCCATAGGGCGACCCTTACCGAGCATGGCTGCGCCAGAAATGTCCTCAGCACCAGAACCAGCAGAAGTGCCAGTGACATGACGATGAGGAGGAATAATAGTCTTCTTGAGTTCGGCTGTACGCCACTCTTTAATTTCAGCCTCAAACTTGGCGATTTTTTCGTCGCGAGTTTTGACTAGAATGGCTGCGACTTCCTCTGTAGAATAAGTTTTGTCGGTCACTTCATTGCTCCGTTCATCAGTAGAGATTATGCTCTTTGTTACAGGAGCGGTTGAAACCTGTTCGGGCACCTTTGCTGCTGGGGAGGTAGGGTGCGTTTGAACGGGCCCTTGGTGGCGTGGGTCATGCTCAAAGTCAAAATTAATTCTGAAGTAGCCTTGATTTCCCGGAAGAGCAGTATAAAAGTCTTCAGGTGGAGATTCGAAATGCTCAAGAGGCTGTTGAGCAGGATGAGTCAGACGAGACTTGCCTTCGTGCTCACCATTAGTGTACAGAAGTTCGTGCTTTCCACCTTGAGAAAAAACTACCGAATCTTGGCCAAATAGCTTGCCTAAGTGGCGCATTTGCTCGCGAGAAGGGTTGTACACAATTGCACTACGCTCAGGCTCTCCATGGCGTCCATGAGTCTGGTCGTATTTGAGTCCCATTCCATCAAGGGCCTGAACTAGATTTTCGTGGTTTGCTTCGACTGAAGCTGGGTGCATCGGGGCTTCACCTGACATGAGGCCGAAACGACCTCCGGCAAAAATGTGGTGCCCTCGAAGGCGTTCAGGAATCGGCATATATCAGAGATTACTTAAGTTTATCCAGATTTCCAGACCACAATTGCGTATTCACGTCGACTCCGGTATAATCGCTCGATACGTCTATTCCATCGCCAGAGACTTGGAGACGAGCCTTAACGCCAGAAATCTTAGGAGTTACGAGCTTCGGCCAAGAGTGACGCACGTGGCCAGATAGATTAATATATCTAGAAAAGACGTGCTCTGTTTCGAATTGACCATCACGTTGGAAGTCTGTAGACTCAGTCGTTGAACGTTCAAACCCGCGCGCTTCAAGCAGGGCTTCCTTGTAGCGGTGCAAGGCAAAAATAACAATAGAGTGCAACCAAGTAAGCATGGCTGGCTCGGCGCCGACATGAACTCCTACCCTATAACTTTCTCGATAAGAGCTTGACTCGATAGCAGTAATAAAAGCTGGTCGAGCGGGCTTGAGTACAGCTTTATTAAAATTAGCCACTACCCCGACCGGAATTGTGAAAGACAAGTCGCCAGTAACAGTAAGAATTTCGTGACCTCGCCCCGCCGCATCTACCAAAAACATACCCGGGCACAGGGTCACAGTGTCAGGCAAGCTGTTAATAATTACTGACCCAGAAGAAGGTTTGTACGAAACAACTTTGAGGCCTGAAGTTAGTGCCGGCCAGTTCGAGTCGTTATCTTCAAACGGTTGGTGGTGAGTATCTGCCGTGGTTGCTTCGGCTACTACTTCGCTACTTGATACCAAAGAAATTGTGATAGCAGGAACCTTTAACTCGTTCATTACCGGAACCATTAGTACCGGAATGTTCGTTGTCAAGAACCAGTTTTTAGCTGCGTCCAGAGAAGCCTGCCCGTACTGACGGTAGGTCAAAACGTCTTGCTTCAATGACGAGAAAACATAGTCGAGAACCCAAGGATTAGCTCTCATGTCCATGAGAGCGGCTTCGATGGAAGAACGAATAATTACGTCCGACTGGAAAATGCCCTGAATAATAGTGGTTTCGGGCGGCAAAGGCAGAGAGAGAGCCTGTGACAAAACCGCTTGACCAACGTCTGGCAGAATAGGGATTGAAGCGGCTACGGCTGCCTGTGCCGCAAAAGGAGAAATCATTCCCCTTGTCAAGAGGGCGACTGTCATTACAGCACCCTAATGATTGAATACTTATTGAGTGCAGTACCCGCATAAGTCGCAGTGACAGTGTACTGAAAAGTTACCCCGGTAGAGCCCGCCGAAGTTGCGTTTGCAGCAGTGTCGTAGCACCTAATACGCGCACCAGTCAGGTTTCCGTTCCCGTCATATGACTGATTGTCTACAACTGAGTTCTCGTAAGACAAACCAAGAGTGCGTAAAATGTTTTGCCTGAATGCGTCTACTTCCATCGTTTCGGCAGAAATTTGATACGGTGCCAGACTAGTACGACCGGCATCCGTAAAGAATTTACCTACTACTTGATAGGTTCCTGCATTGGCAGGAGTCCAACTTCCAACATAAACTCCGTCACCTACATGTGACAAAGTAATGGTTGTCACAACTCCAGAATTGTTATAGATAATGGCACTACCGTACAACCCGGCGTTATTGTCGCCAGCTTGTACAGCAATAGTTGCGGCAATACCGGGTTGTCCCCAAATCATATTTTACTCGAAGTAGTGGTCGAAAGTGACGATGTAAGTCACAACGCCAGTGGTTGTTACAGTACCGATATTCTTACTCACAAGCTGGACATATTCGCCGGGGTTGACGACAATCGGGTTTGCTAGCGTTAGATGGATGCCGTTTGCGTTGCCCATCACACCCACAGCGGCGTTTGCGACAAGGCCACTGTCGACTCCCACGGGTACGCGGCGAGGAGCCTTAGTCGTCGAGGCCTCAGCTGTAGCAAGAGAAAGCGCGTTGTGGCCGTAAGCAATGGAGTAAACGTTAATTACTGGTCCACCAACCAACACAGTAGTTACAATCGAATAAACGTGTACCCCAGAAATAATTAGAGTACGAGGACGCTGCGAGACCGAACCAATTGGGTTAAGGAAGCTGCAAATGATACCGTCAGTGTTGGCGGTAAGAGTTGGAAGCGAACTAAATTGACCACCGAGACCTGTACCCAAAGCGGCGGTCGTGTTAGTCATTGCCGCGCCAGCCGTAGGAGCTAGCGAGTTAGTGAAAAGGGCGTTCGTGCCCATTGTGCTACCGGCTAGACCTTGGTAAGCAAGGCCCTGATTGGTCATCTGGAGGTTCCAAGGCTTGGCAGTTTGCCAGTCGCCCAGTGAAACCATTAGCGCACCAATCTTAAGCTGGCAAATCGCGCCAGCAGCAGAAGGTTGAGTGAGACGTGCAGACCAAGGCAACCCACCAAAAATAGTAGGGAGAGGGTTGGAGGTTCCCGTTGCCAGAGTGCCAATGTAAGCGTCGTTTACGTAAAAATCAGTACCAGTGTCACCGACTTCAAGAGCTAGCTTATAGATGCGGTTAGGATTTACCGAACTGGCAGGGTATGTGTAGGCAGTAGTGATTTCAGTGCCGTTGTAGTTGATTACACCAAAAATACCCGTGCTATTAATGCGGAAGAAAACGCCGTCAGTAGGAGCGTACGGAGCCGCTGTTCCGGCTTGGAAAACACCCACTTCTGCCTGCCAGTTACTTGGCACTACAGCACTTAGCTCAATGCTAGTCTCGACGTACAGCAGTGAGGCAATATCCACGTTAAAGGTGCGGTAGGTCTGGACCACGGCTTGACCGGCCGTAGTAATAGAACTCGAGTTCAGGCTTAAGAAACCGCCAGCCCAACCAGCGGTCAAGGTAGACGAACGATAAAGGTATCGGCCCGTATCCTGAGCGGCATAGTTGAAAATATCGTTAAAAAGAATCGTGTCAATGCCGGCACGGAGACGATAGTCATGAGAAATCTCGGGAGACTTGTTGTAGGGGGTGCCTACCAGACTTCCTGAGTCGTTCTCGTACATTGCTACTGTGTAGCCAGCAGTGTCGAGCGCCTTGCCGAGTGTGATTTTAAGTTGGTTGGCAGCATCGACTTCCGCGAAGTTGCCAGATGTGTTGCCTTGAATTCTAATTCCCATTTGTGTATATTCCTCTTAAAACCAGAGCCAAGCTACGTTAAAAGTGCCGTTTAAGCGAAAGTTAGTGTGAGCCACAATACTAAACCCAACACCGGCAGTAGGTTGGGTTGGCATAACCGTAATTTCAGCGACCAAATGGTCATCGGCAGTATTAGTCGCAGTAGATGCGTTTACAATCCAGCACTGTACAGTAGAAGTGCTTAAAATACTGGACTGTCCAGTAATAGCTAAGGTAGCTTCTGAACTACCACCACTAGTTGCGCCGAAATCAATAAGTCCCGTACCTCCGGTAACGGTAGTGCCGCCGCCGCCTCCACCAGTAGAAACCCCAGCGCTAATAAAACTCATTCAGACAGTCAGATTACGATTGAGTGTAGTAAATAAGGCCGGATAGCTGAGAGGTGTTGCTGCCACTTGTCAAGATGACAAAGTCCTCATTTGTCCCCGTAACAAACCAAGGTTCTGAAGACAAATCGAACACCAAAGCGCCAGTTTGACCTACGCTCATAAATGGCGTATAATCCGAATAAGTTCCAGAAGGACCGTGTTGAAACTTGAAGGTTGTGGCTGCCGAACTTGTGAAGAAAATTCTGTGAATTCTAATTGTTTTGCCTGCGACGGCAGCGATAATTGAAGTGCTACCATTAGCTGGGGCGGCATTTACTTGAGCGGTAAGAAGAGTGGCTACTGTTGGGGTAGCGTAAGAGATAGGCTGAGTGACCCCTGAACCGTCCGTCTTCAAAGGGGTCATGCTCACTGCACCCTGTACCGTTAGAACATCAGTAGAAGGGGTGCCTGCCGTGCCAAGCGAAGGCTGCTTAGCGGCAGTTGCAGCACCAGTCGGTAAGGGAAGAGTTGATGCTGAAATTGCAGTCGTGCCATCAATTACTGCATGAAGGTTAGTTCCTGTCGCTTGCGTTACCGTCACAGTGCCGGAAACAGGCTGAGTCACGCCTGAACCATCTACCCTAAGAGCGCCTGCTGTAGTAAGAGAAAGAGCGTTAGCGGTTGCTGTAGTGTAAGTGGGAGCAGAGGTCGTTACCGACCCCATCGTCAAGGACCCGACAGTAGGTGCGGCTGCTGCGATTGTGCCTTCCGATGCTGTTTGTGCGCGTAGGTTAGCCGCAGTTGACTGAACTACTGTAGCGTTAAGGTTGGCGGCAGTGGCCTGACTGACTGTAACGGCAGAGGCGGAAGCATCTACTCGCAGTGCCCCACCAACAGTCAGCGAAAGTGGGCTCGTTTGTCCGGTCGTGTAAGTGGGGGCGGCTGTTGCTACAGCACCTTGGATTAAAATACCGGACTGCCCAGAAGTCGTTGACGCTTGCGCTAAAGGCAGCTTGGCGAGGCTTGTTTCAGTGGCTGCTCCAGTAGGAAGAGGTAGAGAAGCGGCCGAAATTGCTACAGTATTATCTACAGTTGTGTGTAGGTTAGTTCCAGTAGCCTGAGTTACGGTTAACGTGCCAGAAACAGGCTGTGTAACAGCGGAACCATCTACCTTTAATGCTCCTGCGGCAGAAATAGTAGCAAGGTTCGTGCCGGCCGAATCGACCAGTTTGGTTTTTTGGGTACCCCCAGTGAGAGTGGCATCCAAAGCCAGCCCGTTAGTGGTACCAATATTAGCGGTAATTCCACCACTAATGGAAACGGGCTGTGTTGTCGTACCTACAGGGTCAACCCTGACCGGATTTGACAGCACGCCAAGCTGTGGGTATGCAATAATCACAACTTGAAGATTATCGGGTATGGTATAGTGCCAGCTAATGAAACGATTTACTGACGAGCAGCTAGGTAAAGTGGCAGAAACCCTACACGAAGTCGTGACTGACGTACAGGTAAAATTGAGGTGGGGCTCTCAACAGCGCGATATTTTGCATCAAGCACTTAAGGCCGGGGAAAAAGTGGGCGGCTATAGGGCGATTTGGCTTAGGGACGTACAAAAAGCAATGGCTAAAGTGCTCGGTGAACACATCGACGAATTTAATAAAAAATACCCGCACGATAGAATTAGTCAAGATGATGTGACTGACGCCACTTTTTCCTTCTATAGCGCCTCCAAAAAGCCTTGACGTTACACCTAAGCCACTATACAATCACCTCACATGCGAACATTCGTCCTTGACACCAACGTTCTTCTCCATGACCCTCGTTCAATCTTTTCTTTTGGTACCAATAAGGTAGTGGTGCCTATTTATGTCATCGAGGAACTTGACCAGTTTAAGAAAGACATGAGTGAACTCGGGCGAAATGCCCGTGAAGTTGCCAGAATTATTGACGATTTGCGTGAAAAGGGGGATATTGCGAAGGGCGTAAAGCTACCCAATAAGGGTACGTTCGTAGTTCTTGCTGCCAAAAAGAATATTCCCACCGGAATGGCTAACGCGAATCTGATGGACAACAAGATTCTTTCTGTTGCCGTTGAGCAGAAGGGTCAAGTGACATTTGTCACCAAGGACGTTAACCTTCGTATCCGAAGTGACGCACTGAGTCTTAAGTCGGAAGACTACGAGCCTTCTAAGGTTGACGTTTCCGACCTACCGACCGGTCTAACCATCATGAAGGAACTTGACGACAATCTCGACTCTGTCCAACTGAACGAGTTCGTTCTTGGCCCTGACGGTCGCCACATTCGCCAGCGCAAGACAAACGGATTCATGACGGTCAATCTCAAGGAGACTTGGGGCATTTCGTCACGTAACGTCGAACAGGCCTGCCTGCTAGACCTCTTGACTAACGATAGTATCCCTTTGGTTGCAGTGGTCGGCAAGGCCGGTACAGGTAAGACCCTCCTTTCCATTGCAGCAGGTCTTACCAAGGTAACCGAAGAGCAGAAGTATTCGAGACTTTTGGTTTCGCGACCCGTTGTCCCAATGGGCAAAGATATCGGGTACTTGCCGGGTACTCTCGAAGAGAAGCTTGGACCTTGGATGCAGCCTATTGCAGACAACGTCGATTTTCTGCTCAATTCAAAGGCGAACAAGCGAAATACCAAGAATTACCAAACCTTGGTAGACCTTGGGCTGATTGAACTCGGGGCCCTTACCTATATTCGTGGCCGCTCTATTCCCAATCAATTTATGCTCATTGACGAGGCGCAGAACCTCACTCCCCATGAGCTTAAGACGATTATTACACGAGCCGGCGAAGGCACCAAAATTGTTCTAACCGGTGACCCCTACCAAATCGACAACCCATACATTGACTCTACCAATAATGGTCTGGTATACGTAGTGAATAAGTTTCGTGGCCACCCTTTGTTTGGCCACATCACCCTTACTAAGGGCGAGAGGTCGCCTCTTGCTGAAGCAGCGAGTAACTTGCTGTGAAATTTACAGCGAACTTTATTCTTGTTACATTTGATGAAAATTCGACGGGTGGAAGCCCTCTCAAGGGTAACGATTGACTGTCAAGAGTGTCGAGCCAAAGCCCGCAAATATAAGCTCAAAAAGCCTGCAAAGCATTCTCGATAAGCTGGGGGGCAATAGTAGAGAACCACTGCTCAATAGCCCACTGGGCAGCTTCCTCAAAGAAATTGCGGGCTTGCAGGCCAGGATGCACCCACCGGCCGGTTCCCTTGTGCTTGGAACTCGCGACACGAAAAGTCATAATACTGCGCTTAACACCCGAACTACCGTCTTTCTTCTTAATATCGTTCTGGTAAATTCGGATTCCCTGTAAGTAAGGAATTCCGGTAGGCCCTTGGCGAACTTGCCCAAGCGGACCCTTACCCATGCCCGGGCCTTCTACATTTTTAATTGGTAGCTTCATAATGTCCAAAGAGTGTAGAAGGCCGGTCTTGGGATTGCCAGCAGGGTCAGTTTCGATTTTGCCGTAAGGGATTTTGCGCTTAGATAGCTCTTTCTTAACAGTTGCAGTCAAGTCGTTTTGAGCAGGGGTCTGCTGGGTAGGGCCCTTTTTGTGTTCGAACGGAACTACTAAATACTTTGAGCCATCCTTTGCCGTTTTCGCCTTAGGAGAACTTAGAAGGTCATCTAGCATTTCGTGCTCGTCCATCCCAGCCTCTATCCACATCGCCTTCTGGTCGAGGGTAATAATCCACGTATCTTTGGAAACCTCTGATACCTTTAGGTGTTCTAGGTATTTGTCTCGTGTAGAGTGAAGTTTTTCCTGTACTTGTTCGGTAATATGGGCGTGTGTCTGGACTGCTAGGTCACGAGCAGCCGCTTGTAGTGCTTTTTCTACTTGTGGACGTAGAGCATCCTTCATGGTAAGAAGAGGCGATACATCGAAGTTGAGGTGAATCATTACTTTCCGCCAGCGTTACGACTGGAGATTGGAGAACCAGACTGAGACATTACCATGCCCGCTCGCACAGAGCGCCACTTTGTCTTGCCTTCTTCCTCGACCTTAATTTTTCCTGCGTCATGGGTTCCACTTGCTGAAGAATCCTTTACAGCACCTACGGGGAGAATCACGTTATGACGACCAGTCTTGCCAGCCTCCAAAGCAGCTTTATCCAACTCTTTTTCCACTGGGGGGGCTTCGTTGGCGCTTGCTTCGCTCTCCTCTTTGTGTTTGTTGTGTGCTGCCCAAGCAATTTTGAAGGCAGTCTCTACACCGTGCTTAGCCTTGAGTTCTTTCATGACCTCTTCGCTGAAACCCGGAGGAGCTTCCTTGTATAGATTTTCCGACTTTTGAATATTGTCTGTTTTTTGGCCTTCTTGACCGAAAATTTGACGAGCACCCTGAATCAGGACCTTGACTAGACCGTTAATCGAGGCGTAAAGGTCAGGGTCCTGCTGCTGTAGTGCCTCAAGTTCTTGTGAGCGCTCCTTGAGAGTCGACAAAATCTTAATGGTCTGCTGACGAAGGTCGCCCTTGTTCTGACTCGCCTTGTCAGAGGCTTCTTTTTGGTCTTTTTCTTGCTGGTCCTGCTGACCTTGTTGGTCTGCCATTTGAGCGAAGATAGAATGAGGGTCACTGGCGGCCGGAGCTAGGCTTTCAGCCTGATTGTTGGCCATTTGAGCGGCTGGTGGGGCCTCTTCGGGGCCGGGTTCAGCTTGCTGTTCGGTAGGCGGCACTGCGCCACCTCCCTGCAAGGGGGTTGCATCTGGCTGAGCCTTGGCAATAAATGACTCCTCCTTAGTAGAAAGGATATCTTGCACTTCGGGGCCGTATAAAAGAATCTTATCGCCACCGATTTGTTGACTTGCTTTAAGGGCTTGGTCTGCCTCAGAAATTCGAGTACCAATCCCAATCGAGCAAGGCCCACCTACCGCCCCCTCAAAACGCTCCTTGATGGCCGGTAAGTCCTCTAGGCGCTCCGCTGGAATGCGCACCCTGCCCTCGTCACCCACAGCATTTACGACCTCGCCACCGCTCGCTGAGGCCCATTGGCGCCAAATCTCCCTCGCACCGTCTAAAGCCTGATACTGCTTGCGAATATCTTCAGCCGTGTCATTGTACTGGGGGTCAATCGGCAGGCGGTCGATTTTGTAAGAAACATAGGTCCAAATCATGTTTTTAAGATTACACCTTGACAATCTATAGCGGATTAATGTACTATTCGGATAATGAAGACTACCCCTGCTGTCCACACTACCACTTATCCTGTCGTGGGTCGAGCGAGACCAAGTGTACGCCGCTCACGAAGCTATTGCCAAGCTGAGCGGAAACGTGTATGATGCCGTCTTCCTTGACCACGACCTGAATGACGTGGACGGCAGTGGCTCTTACGACAACGAAGGAAACGAGACCGCTGGGGTTTCGAGTGGTGGAAGAGAGTTACACACCCAATCGGGCAGCCGGTTGGTTCACTTGGCTTAAGGAGAATCTATGACTGAATTTGACGAGTTGTGTTTCGATGTTTCTAGACTTGAGAGCGATTTGGGCGATACAACGCAAGACGTGCGCGACCTCGAATTTAGGGTTTGCTCACTTGAAAGTGCCGATGCCGCCTTTAGGTTCGACGCCGAGCTTGAGACTCGAATCGAGGCCCAAGAGCGTGAAATCGAGGCCCTCAATAAGACCGTTAGCGAGCTTCTTAACAGAATTGCTACGCTGGAAAGCTGGCGTAAGTGAACCAATCGCACTTTAAAATTGTTTCATACCAGTACGGGGGCTTTGATGGCAAAAACGAGGCCCTCGTTACCATTGACCGGGATTCAAACCTGATTTCGGTCAGACCCAAAAACCGACACCGCACCTACGAAATGCGCCTTGAAGATGTAGCAAGAATCATTCTTTACAACGTGACCAAGGCCGAAATCCGCGAAAAGAAGAAGCTCAAGAAAATCCGCCGAAAGGGAATCTTATGAATACTGCCGACCTAACTATCGACTCACTTAGGGCTCTTACACGTGCCATCGACACTTATCTGTTCAGTCAGCATAAAGTGATTGAAAATTTACGCAAGATGGACGTTATCCCTTGGCACCTTGTCGAGGCGACACTTGACGAAATCGACCGAATCAAGGGTGTCCGTTCTCAAATCAACGTTTATTTGCCGGGCAAGCTGACTGCCAACGACGCGAGCTAAAATGAAACGCGTGACCAAGAAAGACAAGCAGCTTCTCGCCGGGTACTATTTACAGTACAAAATTCAAGACCTCCTTTTTCGTGCAATAAAAGATAATGGCTGGACGGTCGGAAGGCTTGCTAGGGAGTGCGGCATTAAGAAAGAACAACTTGACTTGCTGCTGCGTGACCAAGATGAGCGGAAAGTCTCTCTTCTTTTGCTTGGCAAGCTTGCGTGCGCTCTCGGGCTTGAGTTTGATGTTTCACTGAAGTCAGAAACCCGAGGAAAAGTAAGTGTATGAAATTAAAGAAATCGGCCAGCAAATCGCGCTGCAAGACAACCAGTGTACGGCCAACCCAATTTTTCTCGTAGAGCAAAAGGAAAGGCTTTACGGTTTTGATGAAAATTGCGGTGAGGGTCCAGTTTGGATTGATTCGGATGGTTATGAAGCTTCCGTCGAAGTGTCTGAAAAACTCGAAGACGATTACACGTCTGACTTTACTGAGCCTGACTTCTGGACTAGAACTTTTTACAACGATTGTTGGCGGTTTGTTACCGTTTTCTTTACAGAAAAAGCCGCGCGCCAATACATTAAAGACAACGCCCACCATTTTAAGTACCCTCATAATGAAGCACGCGTTTTTGTCGACTCATTAAATCGAAACTCGGAAATGAAGGCTGTACGTAACCACTTAATTGGACTTGCGAATGAGTGAACTAGACTGGCAAATTCGGCGCCAACTGGCTGTGAATCGAGTGGTAGTTCGATTGAACTCGATTGCGGAGACTATAGAAAAGGCTCACCCTGAAGCAGCACTTACCTTTCGCGCTGCTGATTTCGTGCTTGCCGTGTATAACTGGGCCGTAGAAGAAGAGCAGCGAATTAAAAAGGAAAACGATGAAGAATCTAATTGTACTTGCGGGAAAAGCCGGTAGCGGCAAGGATTATTTTGCTGATAGGCTGATTGAGAAGCTCGTCGAGAGCGATAAAACGTCTAAAGTTACCAAGACGAGTTTCGCTTTCCCTCTTAAGGAATTTGCCGCAAGTCTTGGTTTTCCTCGTGGCCTCTTGTTCGGCCCTTCTCAATACAGAAACTACACCTTGAGCAGGTACGAGAAAGACACCATCGCAGGCTTTTCAAGGGCGGCTGCGTTGACTGGGCTTGAGACGTATTCAGGGGTTTGTCTTACGGCCACTCCGCTGGAGGCCTTTTTAGCGTGGATGGACGAATTCGAATCTAAGCTCAAAAGCGAGGAACCCATTACGACACGATGGTTCCTTCAGGAGTTTGGCACAGGTTTTTGTCGGCGCTTTTTGGGCAATGACGTGTTGGCCAACGCCGCCCTCAAAAACGCTGACCGCGCAATAAGTTTTCGCAATGACGTTGCAATCATCACCGATGGAAGGTTCGAAAACGAGCTTCGACTTTCAAAGGCCGCTGGAGCCTATGTCGTTCACATTGTGAACCCCTTGACGGCAAACGAGAAGACAACCCACATTTCGGAAGCACAAGACTTTGACTCTAGATGGATTGACTACGTGGTTGTCAATGACCGCAAAAGGGCCCTCGAAGTAGACTTAAACTACGTGGTTAATAGCGTGCTCAATGAAAATTAAAATCAGCGACCGATTACCTGACTGGTACGTACAGGAAATCGTAGAAGAAATTACCAGCGGCCTCATGGACGCCGGATTTTTTTATGGTGCAAATTCAGCCAATGGCTACGGAAACAGTTTTACTCCTGACGCAAAACTCTCAGCCGCCGCCGATGAGTTCCACGCTTTAATCAAGTTTTTGATGAAATGATTATTTCTTTTACTGGACACATGCCCGACAAACTCGGTTCATCCTGTGCAGATTAGTAGACTATACACTTTATTAACCCAAAGGACTTCCTGTGAACATTCCCCTTACAGTTTTTATCCTTACTCGTGGCTTCAGTATTCAGGTCGTTAAGTCTGCGCACAACTCTCTTGCCGAAGCTATTGAAGCCGCGACATACAACCACTTGCTTACCAACAAGAAATACGACATTAATTGGCGTGACCGCAACGGTTTGACTTGCGGTTACGCTTCAGATGGCGTAAACTACGAAATCCATCAATTTACCATTAACGCTGAGGTAAACCTGTAATTTCCATGAAACTCACTTATGTTACTCACGAAAACATTCGTTGGGGAGAATTTATTCGGCCGGGTGAAGGGTTTACTTTAGGCAAGTCGTATGAAGTTGTTTGTGTTGGAAACTTAAAAATTCCTTGGCATTCTCTTGAACTTAGTGTAATTGACGACTTCGGAGAAGAGAGACGAATGCTTGGCTGTCACTTTGAAGAACCACTCGAATAAACACTTGGAAACCGTGAACATTAAGCAAGATGAAAGCGTGGACCATCCCGCAGTAGTTTTTATTGATGAGACTCATGTCACCCCCACTGTTGTAAATGTACTCAAAACGCACCTTGCCGGTTACAACTTTGAGGTCTCCGTGAGACAAAGGGTCTGGTACGGGGCAGATGAGCCACCTAGAGTCTGGCTAGACATTATCGTTAAGGATGCTGATGAAATCACGACTTCGCTTCTGAACTCGATTGATATTGAGTTTCTTCGCCCGGACTTTAAAGTGACGCTGTTAGTTAGCGACACAGACCCCGAAGACAGAAGCCTGAAAATTTCAGGCTACGTCAGTATGAAAGTTTTGATTGATATGTTTTTTGATTCATTCCCGTCCGAGTAAAGGAAGCCATGTCGCATTTTTGTACTATTGTTGTTGGTGATGACCCTGAGTCTCAACTGGAGCCTTTCAGGGAGTACGACGGTAGCCCAGACTTCGATAAGTCTCTTTTGACTTACGTCGACAGAACAGACGAAATTACGCGCATTTTCAACGATACCCTAGATGAAGTCTTCATTTCGCCTAACGGCAAAATTTACATTAAGTACGACAGAAAATTTGCCCCAGACTACAACTGTCCAAAGGGTTTCACTTGCAAGAGAATGCGCCCTAAGGACCATTACTCATCCCTAGAAAAGTTCGCGAAAGAGTGGGATGAGTGCCGCCCCATCCCAAACAAGCCGGGCCGCTACGGGTATTTGACTAACGAAAACGGCAAGTGGGACTGGCACACCCTTGGTGGGCGTTACGAAAACCGGCTTGTCACTAAAACGGGTTGCTATGGCAACCAGTTTGCGGTAGGAGAGCTAGACTTCAAAGAAATGCGTGCCGCCCGGAAGAAGCTACGGCGAATGCAGTGGGGCGAGTACCTTAAAATGTGTAAGGAGTCGGGGAAAGAGTATTCCGCCGAGCTTTATGAGGTGAAAAGCGGTGATACAATGAAGACATATTCTAGTCGGGCAACACCCATTAGCGCGTTCGCTGTCTTGAAGGATGGAGTCTTTTACGAGAATGGTAAGGTTGGCTGGTTCGGAATGGTCTCAAAAGAAATGACGCACGACGACTGGAATTCCGAGCTAAACAAGTTGCTAGAAAGCCTACCTAAAGACACTCTTATCTCGGTTTACGACTTGCACATCTAATGATTCCCAAAGAAAACGCTATCCACTACTTGTTTTTGTGCAAGTATTACCTGGAAATCCCCACTTACACAATCGAGCACTTTAAAAAACTAAATCTAGGGTTCGCTGAAGACGCCGTAAGGTTGAGGCCCATTAGCCCACAAATCCAAGAGTGGGCCGAAGGTGTGCTAAATGGAAACTCAATCGAATAAGATGAGCAATGTAAAGCAAGTTATTGTTATTCGCAAGGACCTCAAAATGAGGCGAGGCAAAGAAATCGCCCAAGGCAGTCACGCAAGCGTCAAGTGGCTCGCCAAACGTGTCGAAAACGGCAAAGTACCTCGTTTTAGCGCTAGCGAACAGGAGTGGCTTAAGGGCTCGTTCGCTAAGATTTGCTTGCAGGTAAATTCAGAGCATGAGCTTATTGAGCTTTGGGAAGAGGCAAAAGACGCTGGACTTACGGTTGAAGATATCGTAGACTCTGGCACTACCGAGTTCCACGACACCCCAACCTTTACGTGCATTGCCATCGGCCCCAACATTTCTGAAGAAATTGACAAAGTTACTGGACACTTAAAGTTGTACTAAAAGGACACTTCATGAGAAATGAAATTCGCGGGGATTTGCTCAATATTAAGTCCAATGCCATTTTGGTACATGGTTGTAACGCTCAGGGTGTTATGGGAGCGGGAATCGCCAAGCAAGTCAAGAATATGTACCAATCAAGCTACGAGGAGTACGTAGACTTTCTTAACGACTTCGAGAACCGAAAGGACTCCCTAGGCGAAATCTCAGGTGGTTGGGTTGGTCCTAGAGAGTCTAACCTTTTTCTTGTCAATGGCATTACCCAATTCGGGTGCGGTGGCGAAAGGCCAATGTCTTATGATGCTGTAGATGGCGTATTTAGCAAGGTAGGGGAAATCGCGAGGCAAACGGGATTGCATGTTTATTACCCGTCGATTGGGGCTGGACTTGGTGGCGGCGAATGGAGTATCATTCGCTCAATCATTGACTTTAATCTCAGAAATGCCAATCATACCCACGTGGTGTACAATGGATAAAGATACGGTAAAGCTGCCTACTGATGCGTCGGCCAAGATTGCCGATATGATTGGCGTTTTTGCTCGTTTCGTACACCAAAGTGAACTTATTGCGCGCGGGTCAAATCGGAACGAGGTGAGGAACGCGATTACAGCCATTGAAGCTCTTACTTTGGTGCTATCCGACCTTAACCCACATGTCTGACGAACTAGAAATCGCACAACTCAAAAGGGCCTTGCGAGAAATCGAAAACCTCGCTAAAGTAGAACACGACCGACTGTTCGACTTTTTGAGTCGCCGCAACAAAACCATTATTTTTCTTGGTAGAATCATTAGAATCGCCAAAACCGCCCTAAATGAAAAATGACCCCACGTATCAGAAAAACCGTTTGTCGGCCTAAAACGGCATAAGTGGGCGCAATATTTAACGAGCAGCTTATCCAACCGTCTACGAGTACGACTCCTGCGGGTTGACTACTTCGTTATCGACGAGTAGAATACTCACGTGAATCAAGCCGAATGCGATGCTGTATTTTTTGGGAGAACCTTCACTAATGACTTTCTGGGTTATTCTCTATTGTGTCTTTGGGGTTGCCACGGGGCTCATTCTCAACCGGATGGCTACCGTTGGCAAGAGACTTGAGTTCACTTTCGTTGACCGAGTTGCCCTGATGCTCATTGGCCTTGTGTTTTGGGTACCTATTTTGTCGAGTATGTATTATTACTACCTCAAGATGGAGAACGGAGAATAAAAATGCACAAACCAGAAATTGGCTACTACGAAAAGAATTGGCCGAAGCTGATTTGCTAGTCACTCCCCCGCTCTGAAGGGTTCCTTTCTCGCGATGATGAAGCAGCGAAGGATAGTGACGCCCAAGCCTCTTTCATATGCGACACGAAAACGCTATTGTCTACCTGACACCTTCCTAATTGTAGCCACAAAAGACCCATGACAACTAATCCTGAAAATCTTCTTGGTTTCGACCGCGCTAAGCTTGGCACTTGGACAAACCCTTACACCGAGTTTAGCAACGATATGACTCAAAATAGCTTTTATCGGTGCTACGTTTGCGGAATCGTGAAACTTAACGCTTTCGTTTCAGATGGCTCCTTTAAATTTGCTGGAGAAGCATTTTTTGAGTCAAGTGACAAAAATAATTTGGACAAAACGGTTTGCGGACAGTGTCTTTGGCTACGCGCATCGAATCCTCCTTAAGGAATACCCATGACTAATACTGATGAAACTTGTAAAATCCTTTCTGTCAATACCGCCGAATAATATGTGTACCCAGTGTCAAGTTAGCTCAGACCTTTTGTTAGAGCCTTTTTATAAAGGGCCATCAAATACTGTTTTTGTTGTAAGGGCAACCAAAGACAACACGCGGCAAGATGAACTACCTGTAAAAGCCGGCTATTTAGGGCTTGTATTCATTAACGACCCGTTCGTGTGGTTTGACCCTATTAGTGGTGAGGGTGTCGTGGCCTCAGAAGAAACCATTGGAGGGTTTTGGGAAAAATTCCCCAAGTACAATAAAAACTTGCAAACTCTATTCAGTGATGTTAAGTCGCACGCCGAGAAGTATCCAAAGACTGACCACCAAGCCTACTTGGAGAGGACAGGAAAAGGGTACGGATTTGAGGAAGCTTCACCCGAAATCGAAATCGACGACCCCGATTACGGGTTTTAATCATGACTTCTGACTGCACACAGGCTAAACGGCGTATTTTAACACAAATCGACCGCTGGGCTGAAGGCCGCCATCACCACCCAATGTCTAAAAGGCTCTTGACTTTTCTCAAAGAGCACGACTTGGCCGACCATAACGGCTATTTTGACTGGAAGTCAGGTGGAGATGGCGACAACGGGGAGATTTTAATGTTCCAGATGGACGCCTTTTTCGAGTTTCTAGACGCGAAAGCTCTTGACAATGACAACGAAAGCTAGTAAATGGAAGTTCACCAAGCCCGCATACGCCTGTTTAAGCATCGACACTAAGTGGCATGGTATTAATATTAAATACCGCCCTCCGAGCGCACTAAATGGACACTTCTACTCTCAGGGTGCAACTGATTTCACCTTTGGGCAGGCTAGGTTGTGCGTCGTTTGGAGCAAACCATGAAACACGACGTTGACTTACCGTAAGAAACACGCTAAAAGACTGTTCGTCTCCGAATTTAGCCGTAAGTCTTGACACGAAAGGACTCTAATGGACGCTGAATACGTTTTAAATAGGCTTAGGCTTGAACCCGCCCCACTAGTAGGCAGGGACATTGGCCGACTTATTGTAAATGGCAACCCGGAAGACCTAGAAGCTATTGTCGTTAGGTTGGTCGACTTGCAGTACCAGAATAACACCTACGGGCAGGCTCTTTACGAAATCCAGTTTGATATCAAGGGCTTGAGGGCTGAGGCGGATTTCTTGAAAGAGAAGATTGCTGGCTGCACGCCAACGATGCACGCAAGGCCGCAAAGGAGTTTCAGCTAGGAAAGACTCCTAAGGTTTCGAGGGTTGAAATGTGGCTCTCGATTCCGCCAAGCCACACGGCAAACCCCATTAATACCATATCCCATTAAATGGATACCCCTTAGTGCACTCGACTCGAATATCAGGGTCGTATTCGGGTTCGCAAATAGTTTCACCCACAATATACTTGAAATTTGGGCTAAAGAGCGACTCAAACTCCTTTTCAGTACAAATCGACCCGTCTGGGTTGTAAGCCTTGACAACCTTAGCCTTATTGGTTCTACACTTGCGACCGACAAGGGAAGAATTGCGCTCACCAAGGATTTCGAGCTTAAGAATAACGTTACCAGAAACTTTTTTCCAGCCGGTAAAAACGCCAGAATCAGGGGTGATTTTAAAGTCGGGCAAAATTGCCCCTGTAAGGTTAGCCCCAGTGAGGTCAGCCTTAGGGCCAATTTCGTATTAAACGCCGTTAATGGTAGTTTTCATTGTGTGACTCCGTTGTGAGGCGGGTGCCACCCATTAATACCATATTCTGAGCCTACTAGCAAGCCCTTTCGTGGCATCGCAAGGGCCGAATTAAGGTACTCGGCAATGCCCTTTTCGCAGTAAGTCACGACACCTTGTCATTGACAAGCCTCTTGACTTCGCTCAAAAGCTTGTTAAAGTCGGTTTCTTGTGAACCTAGCGCTTCCCTAAGAGGATTGACAAGACTATCAGCCTCGACAAGAGCACCAACACAGGTCTTTCGGTAGTTTTCCAGAAGCTTTCGGTAGGTTTCTACCGAAACGACAACCGTGTCTAGCCCTTCGTCGTCTTCCATTTATTTGCTCCTATACCACGATTAAGTATTAAAGTCAAGCTTAATGTTTCTGACTTGGTCGTACTTGGCTTGCTTAAGCCCCGCCAACGACGGCGTGCGCCTCTCACCGTGTTCTTGCCCGAGCCGGGGAGCGCCCTACGCGAGCGCCGCCTTACCCGCCTCGATCTTCGACGGGTGCCAGGTCTCGACCCCGTTCAGGTAGAGCCGAACGAGATCGGGGAAAACTTCGGTGATCGTTCCGGCGACTTCCCCGCGTGCGTTCTTCACGTGCCACAACGGGGAACCGCCGATCGCCTTGCCCGCGCGCTCCAGGTATTCCGTTTCGTCGTTCATGGTGGGAACCTTAACCTATTGGGAGAGGAGTGTCAACAACGATTCGGCGAGCCCGAGCCAAGCTTCCTTTTGGACCTTCAGTCTGGTAAGGGGTCGTAGCTTACCGTGACGGTTCGTTCTAACACCGACATTTGGAACCCGACACAATGCGTGCATTTTTCAGAAAGGAAGTTCGTTTGGTTCGATTTCGATGCGTGGGTAAAGGTCGCACAGTGTGCGCCCGGTAGGGAGGTGCTTGATATAGCCCGTTTTCCCACTAGCGGCAAGGGCCCTCAGGGCAGACTGGGCGGCTTCAAGGCAAATGTAAGTGACGGGAATTTCGATGGATTCGACACCGGCCACGTGCTTTTTCCAAAAGATTTCTTTGGTCTCGCAGACTCGCCACATTTTAATTTCCTTTGGTTGCCAGCCACTTATAGCAGTTTAATCGCTGTTTGGCAAGATGTTAAAAACCGAAACCGTCATAACAATCGTCTTGCCTTCGAAAGCCTTATTAAAGGCTACTCGGAAGAGCAATTTCTTTACGCGATATGGTATTCAACCTTTACCAAAAATTAGGGTTATTTGCAAGGTTCTTGTTAATCTGCCGCATCGACTTCTTGCAGGACCTCTTGGAGCGCTTCTTGGTCTCGGTCGTAGGGCCACGATGCCCGTGGGCGTACTTGTTGGTACAACAGACACAGTAAGGTCTCATTGATTTTAATTTCCTTTTTACAGCAAGTGAGATGAAATTGCCTCGAAAACTTCAAGAGGTGATTGTTTATTCCCGCTGAAACCCATTACTACCACACCTTAACCCACGGCCATAGCCCTAGACAGGTTAGCATTAGGGCCGATTTCGTACTCGACACCGTTTGCCACCGAGGCCACGAATGCAACCAAGGCCATGAAGCGCCTCTTCGGCCATGGTACCTTGAGCAGCAATAATCCCGAGTTCACTCACGAGGGCTCTC